TACTTGAACAGATCGATGGCCATCTTTCGGATTTCTTCGAACGGAGAAACCGACATCATCGCCCAGTCATAGGTAATCTTTTCGCCGAAGTTATCCATCGTGACACCGCCTTTCTGGAAGAACAGGCGGGGCTTCTCGGATTCTCCCTGAGGCTCGTCAACGGAAAGCTTGTCAATGAAGATATTGTTGACCATACTTCTCGCGGCTTCATCGAGAGCAGGCTCATTCTTCTCCATACGATATTTCTCGCGCTTAACACGATCCGCGAACTGCATGAACTTCTTCGGGAAATTGATGACGAGTTCTTTCCCTTCCTCGTGAACATTTTGGATGAAAGCAGAAGACTTCATAAGGTTCCAGAGAACCATTTCATTACCGACATTACGGTAGATAGCCTCCTTCTCTCTCTGGGAAGCGCGGAAGCGACCAACGATATTGTCCAGAACGGTTCTCCACTGCTTCTTCGCATACGGGAAATACGGAGCGAAGAAACGATAGACCTTATCCTGCATCAGTGCTTCCAGTGCAGTGATACGCTTGATAGGGCTGACAGCTAGCTTCTCGGCGATATCCGCTTCGCTATCGTCATCGTAAACCTCGACAGGCGCGACAACGCTCTTGATACCTTCAAGAAGCGGGAGCTGCTTGATTTCCGGAATGTCCTTTTCGTTCTCGGCTTTTTCAACTTGCTCGTCTTCGTTTTCGATTATATCCTCCTCGTCGAGTTCGTTATCTACAATCCTTCCACGAAGCTCCTTCAGCTCGCTGGTAACAACCATCGTCTTCGCGAGAACAGAACCGATACCATTTGAAGTAGCCTCGGGGCGCGTTCCCTTGATGACCTTGGAAAGGAGCATTGCGTATTTGTTCTGGTTCAGCAGGACAGAGAGAATACCTATCTGGTTTCCGAGAAGCTGTTCGTCTTCCGCCTTACCGGGATTAGCCTTGAGAAGTTCCTCATAATGCAATGGCATCATACGAATCCAATCGTCTTCCTTCAACTTGAAAATCCTGTCGGCAGAACCACGGAGATAGCCAAGTTCAGTAAGGTTTTTCTTATTAGCGGTAAGCTCTTTCTTTATTTGGAGCATCGCATTTTTGAAGGAGATATTCTGCTCCTTCATACGACGGACAGTTTCGATAATAACCGGCTGATTAAGGATAAGGTGAACCTGCTCCTCGCTCAAGTTGACGGCGGCAAGATAATTAGTAATCTCCGCTAGCTTCGGGTCCTGATTCAGATAACCGAGCCGGGGATTCTTACCGTTATCAACGGCGGAGTTAATCCATCCGGACTGGGTAAGTGAGCCAAGCTGACCAGCATTGTTGACAATCTTGTAAAGGTCATCGATGGGCTTTCCGAAGAAACCGATGTTATAAGATTCGATTTTCTTCGTCTTCTTATTGTAGTATCTACCCTGATTAACCTTCAGGCCAAGACGCTGAAGCATTTGACCGGCGGAGGCATAGAGGGCGTAGACGGAAATCATCTTCTTGCCGCCCATCATATAATCAAACGCCTCGTTGGAGTGTTCGAAGGAGAACGGAACGACATTGCCGTTCACGATATCCATTATCTCGGAAAGCTTCTTCCCACTCATCGCACGGAGCGACTTGTAGATAGTCACATCATCCGTGAAATCGATTCCGTATCCTTCGAGTTTGTCTTCGAGAGAACTGTCATCGTGGAGAGCGCGAGTGATGTGGAAGGTAGCACCATAGACATCAGTATCGGCGCTTCCGCCGGGAATAAGCATACGACGGGAACCGGAGGGAGAAGTCAGCTGAGCGAAAGCGAGTTGAACCTTTGCGTTGTCACGCTGCTCCTGCGTATTCTCGTGAGCCTTCTTGGAATAATCATACTGATACATCGTAATGATGCCTTCGGTATAATTGTCAGGATTGGCAAGCCATTCCTTCTTGAACTTCTGATATCTCTGCGTTACGGCATTGTCTTCACCGAGAGCAGCCTTGACGATATTCTCATCTTTCGCCTGCTCCTCCATATACTTCTGGTAGAGATAATCATCACTGACATCAACATTGAAATCCTGGAAGTGGCAGCGGAGTTTATCACCATCGAAGTCGTGACCGGTCATCTTCATCACTTCCTTCGGAACGATGATATTCGCGCCTCTCGCCTTGGAAGTGAAACCGACTACGCGAAGCGGAAGGATAGAGTGGATATCATCGGAAGGAGTACGATAGGCGATGAACTGAATCAGGTCTTCAGGAATGATTTTCTTGTCAAGGAGTTCCTGTAAGCGCTCCGGCGTAATCTCGCCGTTCTCATCTGCGAAGATTTCCAGACGGGAATCGTGGATAGGCATATAGCACTCGATGTACTTGATGCGCTTGTCCTTTCCATTTCCTTCGAAGCGGATGTGGAGCTTGTGCTTGTCATTCAGACCGAAGGAATTGCCAAACGGATCCATATCCCAGCCGAGAGAAGTGACCTGAAGCATATTCGCACCCTTGGTCTTCGGTCTCGTCATCCGTTTCTTGATGATGGAAGAGAACAGCTGTTCGGCTCCACGGGCAATTGACGGATAGAAATATGGAACCTTCCCACTGTTGATAGCGAATTCAAGTTCAGGGGAATTGTAAGACTTTCCAGCGAGTTCCGTCATTAGGACATCGCGGAGTTCGTCGGGGTCATCGAAGATTTCCTGGAGCTCCTTATAATGGGCAGCGGCAGAAGCGGCATCGATTTCATCATCAATATCGCGAGCCTCGCTGGATTTCATTTGTCTGCCGTCAATCTTCAGACGCTTGTCAATGAGTTCGTCATCCGCCTCGATGTTTCCCCAGATATCCTTCTGGGCTTGCGAGGACCAGCTGATTTCATCGTCTTCGCCGTGAGCAGGAGTAGAAGCAGCTTCTCCATAGTATTTCATCGGAAGGACATGAACCGCCCAGGGAGAAGCCTTCACGCCTTCAGTGATATGACGGGCAATCTGGTCAGCAGAAATGCATTTGCGAATAGGATGGCCATTCTCATCGAGAATACGCTTTCCATCTTCATCCTCCTCGAAACCGAACGGATCGAGAAGCGTGTGGGCTCCAACCTTGACACAGCTGTGTGTCAAAAAGATATCGAAAGGATTGTTTGCTGTATTCAGTTTGGCAGCAGCCTTCGCCATACCGAGAATCTGTGCGGGAATATTGTCTCCCATCAGTTTCCGAAGGACGTGCTCAGGGAACAGAACCGTTTCGGAATACTTATGAAGAACCGGGACGCGGACATTGTTTACAATTTCCCATCCTGTATAGACAGGTTTCTCATTGGGATTGTAAATCCGACGCATCTCCTTCGAGATTTCCTCCTGGGAAAGTTCGCCCTTTCCATACATCAGATAATCATAGACACGTTCGCGCTCGTCATCCCATTTACCAAGTTCAATCTGAACAACGCGATAGGAAGGATAATAACGGAAAGCCTGACCATCCGTGGATGTGTTGTCCTTATATGAAGCAATATATCTTTCGAGATGCTTATCATCGATGTAATCGAGATTCTTCAGCTCGGTCAACATCTCGCTGATATCATCGTAGTAATACGATTCGGAGATTTCGTCTTCAAGATAAATGGCGTTCTGATTCTCGCGACCAACCTTTTCGCCATTCCAATAAGCCTCGGTATAAACGGGACGACGGGTTGCGTGGTTCATCATATTACGCTTCTCGAAGTCGAGCAATCCCTTGAACTGCTGAAGACCACCGTTCATCAGCTTGACCATCTGGATTCTACCGTAATAATAATCCAGGAAGAAGTTCTGGAGAGTGAGAAGCGCGGCGGCGGATTCCAAATCCTTTATCTTGCCAGTCGAGCTGTAAATGTTCACGGTCTTGTTATCGACGGAGAAATTCATCAGCTGCGGATTGGTAAGCGCCTTGGTCTTCTCAAGATAAGCGAAGTCCTTTTCAATCCTTTTCTCGAGCTGCTTGGCAACTTCAACCTCAACGAATTCACGAGCATCGACATCGCTCTTGATGGCGTGATACTTCTCATAAAAGCTGTTGTCGTTCAGCTCGGGGAAAATCTGGAATTTCAACCCCTGCTTGTCGTAGACTTTCATCCGAGGACCGAATACACCAGCCGAATCGTGATAAAGTTCATCGCGAAGACGGGCAATGCGGTTGATTTCAATCATCACCTCATCGGCAATCTCCTGAACAACGGGCCACTGCGTATTATAGGTTCCATCAGGTCGCTTGATTTTACCGTACTGGGCAGTAACCTGGTTCTGAATACGAGTACGGATACGGACTTTCTGATTAAATGATGGGGCTTTACCCTCCACTTCGCGGAACTTGGCAATCTCCTCATTGACTCTCTGCTCGATAATCTCGTCGAGTTCGGAGATCTTCGTTCCGGGTTCGATACCTGCGTTCTGGATGAAGTCCCAAGCATTGGCGTAGTCGGCCTGAATAAGACATTCGACAGCGCGATTCATACTTCCCCACATCACAAGCTGTGCTGCGATCTTCTGCGGAATGGACAAGTCCTTATACTCGACATGATTGAACGCTGTCATATGGACAAGCTTATAAGGACCAGCTTGCTGTCCTTCCTTACCGGCGAATTTGAAAGCACTTCCGTCACGGAGTCTCTTGAGCCAGCCTGTAGGTTTCCCGGCGAGAGTCATATCCTCATAACGAAGATATTCCTTGTCGAGGAATTCATTGTATTCCGTTTCGTCCAGCTGAGCTTCGTTATTCAGACCATCCATCGTGTCGTGGATAAGACTGGGATAGATATAAGTCTGGAGCGAAGTGCTTTCAACAAGAACCCGGGGCTCAAGTTCATCGAAGAAAGAAACGGCGAACGCGGAATTCAACTTCGTGAATTCCTTTGAAACGACATTGCCGACATCGCGTGCAGTCTTATGCTTCAATTTGTCGGAGTCTTTCTTCTCAGTCCTCGCCGCTTCGTTATAGACGGAAATCAATTCATCGATGATGGAGACAAGACGGTTGGTTCCCTTGTGGTCATCTTCACTTGTCTGACCAATAATCTTCGCCGTGGTCTTGTTGATGGGAGACAGGATCGCATTACGCACCTGATACTCATCAAGGTCAATTCCAATACCACGGGAAGCACTGGTCACCGCGGAAACGACACCAGGATTATCTTCCAAGAATTTCTGGAGAGCCGCTTCGCCCCCTTTTTCTTGTGCAAGTTTGGAGTATTCGGTATAATCCGGGTAATTGGTTGCTTTCCCTTTCTTGTTGACGGAGGCACGCTTATCGAAACCGCCATTTACCATATTGACGAAGCCGAGCTTTTCTTTGTAATCGGTAAGCGTCTTCTCAACATCAGAAGCGACAGTCTGGATTTTCCTGACAATCAGACCGCCGTCATCATAGATGCTCCACTTTGGATCGAGCCTGGTTCCGCCCATATTTCGATTTGCGGAACGGACAAGGGCATTACCCTGCGCACGGGTATTGGCTTTATTCGCACGATAACTACCCTTGTTCAGGTCGATATAGCCGTACAGGTTGGCGGCTCGTTTGAAGTTAGTATAGATAAGAGCCTGATAGTTCTTGTCCTCCTTCCGATAAACACCGTCAAGCTTTTTGGCGAGATTCAGAAGGAAGGGATAACGGTCAGCAGCCTCCTTCAAATCGGCAATCATCGTCTCCGACGTCGAGAAACGAAGGATTGACGGAAGGACATAAGCAATTTGTCGCGGGTCAAGGAAACGGGGACGCATCATATCGTCGCGGACAATCCTCCTCGCATTATCCGTCATCGGGATAGTGGACAGAAAAGCCTTGGTCTCAGTGCTGATAGTGTCCATAATCTTCTTGACGCGGACATCAATGTATCTCTCACCGCCTTCGCCGCCGGTATCGTCCTTCTGGTTATCTTCCTCGTCCTCGTTGTCCTTATATGCCTCGAGGGACATTTCGATACCGTTGTGGTTCACGACAAGACCGAGGGAATTGGCAAGCTCGCGAGTGACAAGCGTAGCAAAACGCTCCTTGTTCTCGGCGACCTTGTTCATCTCCTTCGCATTGTATTCGGCTCTGTCACGATAGATTTTCTTCTGATTATCATCTTTCGGCTCGCCGTAGGCGTTGACAAGATATTCGTATTCGCTGTCGGCGGTAGCTTTTGCGAGACGATTGAAAGCGCGTTCGAGAACCTTCTGATATCCACCGAGCCGACGGATTGCGGCAGGAATAGAAAGTTCGACTCCCTCCTCGCGCTTAATCTTGTCGGTGATGAAACGAATCTGATTGATGAAGTTTGTCTTCACCAGGTTCACGCGGCTCTCCAACTGGGTACGGTTGTATCCGAGCTTCAGCATCGCCTTATAGACATCGATAGCCTCACGAAGCGGCTTACTGTTCATCCGACGAAGGAGTTTCTGGTTGCGTTTCTTTGCAACTTTCCGCAGGTGCGATACAAAGGAAAGATACTCATCTTTCTCGCTATCACCGGGGAAGTATTCTCCGAGCTTCTCGTACTTCTCACGATACTGCTGGATATCCTCCATCACATCGTACCACTCGACATCCGAATCGGTATACCAGGATTTGACCTTCTGGAAATCAGGATTCGCCTCTACCAAGGACTTTACAGAACAATGAGACATAGTTATCTGTTTATATTATAAGCAAAGGTATGAAAAGCAGAAAAGGGAAATACTTAACTAAGCGTTTCAGTATCTCCCTAAAAGGATTATTATTACACCGTTGAAATCGGCACGATTTGGCTACATGACATCAACACATCGGAGCATATTCTCTCGCTGTTCAGGTGTTTTCGCCTCCCATTTCGCTTCAACGCTCGGACCATAATATCCAACAAGTGCTTCTTTCTGCGTATCAGAAAGCAAGTCCCAAAAGCGCTTTACCTGCTCTCCGACTTTCTTCTGTTCTCCGGGGCCAAGTTCGTCTTCCTCGACAGGCATCGATTTGAACAAGGATGTTTCCGGTTTGAAAGTATCAATCTTCGGAGCCTCAAGAGTTCCGGATTCAGGAGCCGGACCGACAACGGGTTCTTCGGTAGTGGCTTTCACCTCCGCCTCGACGGTGGAAGGAGTTTCCTTATCAAGCAATTCCTTCTGGTCATCGGTGGAAACGAATTCTCCGTCTTCGAAATGAGTGATATAGACATCAACCTGCTTCGGAAGAAGTTTCTTCGCATTGGAAGTGATAAAGCCTTTCTTGATGAAGCTTTCCAGATTCTGTCTCGGATTCAGATCCATCGAGACACGCTCTTCGGCGAACTTGTCAAGCAGCTGATTATAGTTATCGTGACTGAGCCAGAAGCCGTCAACCTCACCATCCTTCTTGTTCGCAGAATTCCTGTCATATCTGAGCCAAGGCTTTCCTTCCTTATCAATGATGAAGGTGAAGAATCCGTGAGTGAGGTCGACATATTTCCGAAGACCATTCGCTACGAGCTGATGCAGGTTCTTATTCTCCTCATCGAGAATTTCCTGCTTCGCTGCATCGTCAGCAGCCTGTTCAACTTCATTGAAGAACCTTCCTGCAAGACCCTCTATCTCGGACAGATGACTTCTGATCGCCTTGAAGGTAGCATCCTGTCTGGTTGTCGCATTCTTCGGAGTGAAGTGCTCGATGCCAAGACGAATCGGCTTGTATCCGCCGTTTCCATCATTGGCAAGATAATACAATGCGCCGCGAAGTTCGTTCCTTCTTTGCGGACTCATATTACGCCAAGCGTAAATAGACCTGGCTGCGCTTGAATTACCACGAAGCGTTTCGAACAAACCGTCTCCGTTCACCCACACGATAGGAGCGCTTGCGTCATATCCTTCAATCCCAGGGACAATCTGACCATTCTCTTCGCGTGCTATAGGACGTTCACCTGCGTAGTTCTCGGAATAATCATAATCAATGATACCGTCCCGTTTCCCCCAAACAGTCGCCTGCTTCGGGAAAACATATTCGCCGTCCTTATAACCGGCTTTCTGGAGACTGATATCGAAAGCATCCAAGAAATCCTTCAATCCCTTGTACTGGTTGATTCCTTCACCATACCGGCGCATCACATTGAAGATATAACGCTGACCATCTTTCTCGACAGCCATAAAAATGACGGGCTTTCCGTTATCATCGTTATATCCCTCAAGCGCTACGAGCTGAACCTTGTCATCGACAGCGACTTTCGTCACTGCATTCGTCCAGGCATTATCAGAAACGAGCTTCTGAATAACCCTGTCGCCCATTCTCGGACCAATAAAATCGACAAGTTGCTGGATAGCAATCTTGCGTTTCTCATCCTTGTCCGGATCTTTTTCGGAAATCTCGAAGAAAGCTTTTGCCGACTCGACGGTGAATTCCGGAATTGCCGTCTGATAGTATTGTTTGCGACCACCGCGATCAACTTCGCTTTCTGCTTTCTTCTTCTGGGGTGGAGTATATGGCGGAGTATCTACTACTTCGTTCAAGAGCTGTTCTTTCGTAGGACTCGTAACCTTATCCTCGATGACGGTTGTTTTCGAAGTAATGGGTCTCGGCTCCTTATGAATCATATAGGTCTGATTGGTCAGACTGACGCTCCAATCACGGGAGCCAGTAAGATACATTCGGACATCACCATTCTTCCCAACAGCGAATTCCTTGACGGTGAACTCCTCAACGATATCATTGGTCTTGTTCTCGTCATAGGTATAAATCTTTTCACCGACAGTCCAAGTGCGACCAGCGGCATCGACTGCCGTCTTCATTTCCTGGTCAACAGTAGCTGGTTTCTTCTTCTGCTCGACAGCCTTGCTGGATTCGGCGGAAGGTTCAGTCCCACTTCCCTGAACAGTAGTAGCGGCAGGAGCGGGCTCCGGTTCGGGAGTAGGATTTTCGCCTTGTCTTCCGGAAGAAGCACCACGGATATCGCCAAGTGAATTCATCGCGGCAACGACTTTCGCGACAGCCTTATCATAAGTATCTTTCGACACTTCCATAATACCGGCACGACGGCTCAAAGCTGCATCGAAGTTGGGGGCATTCACGGTCTTCTCACGCTCCTTCGCCATCCACTGCTCGTAAGTGTCTATTCTGGAAGCATCAACCAAATCGGAAGCGTCGACAGCTTCGTCGAAAAGCTTGTCGATGATACCAGCTTCAATACCGGAGAGCGTCCCACTCTGCTTTACATAAGCCTTTCGCAAATCGGAATAAGCGTCGTGCAAATCAAGGAACTGCGATACGAACTGATTCTTATCCTTTGCTTTGCGGAGCTTGTCAATGAATTCGCCGACATCGCCGCCTTTCTTTTTTCTGGCGACATTATACTGCGCCTTGACTCCAGCGAGATTGATATAGGATTCGAATTCCTTTTCGGCTTCTTCTTTCTTCTGCTCCTCTACAACCTTGTCCGCATTCTGTGCTTTGTTAGCGAATTCTTCAGAAGATAATCCCTTGAGCGTCAGGAGTTTATCGACAAACGCCTTGCGGTCAGCGGCAATCTTCTTCAGATCTTCATATTTCTGTTGAAGCGCAGTATCACCAGAAGCATCAATCTCGGATTTAAGTTTTGAGAGAACGGGGATAACGCCGAATTCTTCAATCAGATTAGGATTAAGCGGAATCCGGATATTGGTAAGAACCTCGGCAAGGGTACTGCGAATATTTTTCGCCTGCTCGAGACTTTCCTCCTTCTTGATGAATTTGCCTTTATCGTCGCGGGCGGAAAGAATCTTGATTTGCGGCTCGACAGATTGAAGGACATCACTGAACATCTCCATAAACCGTTTCTCGAAAGCCTTGATGTTCATCGAAGCGGCAATCATCTCCTCCAGCTGGTCACGGGAAGTATTTACAGGAGCTATCGTAGACATCGCATCGTACATATCGCTATACAGCTGGATATTGTCCTTGATGTCCTTTGCCTGCTCCTTCACATTGCTAACCACTTTCTGCGGATTATTCTTGACTTCCGTAGCGTTATGTTCTCCAGTCGCTGCCTGTGTGACTTCCAAGCCATTGGAATCATCAGCCGGCATCTCGGAATAGTAATCTACGATATCCTTCAAATCCTGAAGCCGACCAGCATTGGCGAAAGTGATAATATCGTTTATCAGCTGCTTGTCGCTCGCGGTCTTCCAAGCATACTTATCATCACGGACAAGACCGTCAGCCATTTCCGTTTCGTATTTCTGATGACGGATATAGCCCTTGATTGCGTTCTGGAACCGTTCGGAATTCACAAGAGTATTTAGAGCATCAGCGGCAGACTGCGCTCCTGTAACTTCATCCTTCGCTGTACGATAAGCTTCGGCGACACCGCCGTTCCATCTTTTTCCAGGAATACCTACAAGACCGGTCATCATACCGAGGAAACCTTCCTGCCAGTTACGACCATCCTTGAGATATTCCATACCGCCTTCAAGCATTCCGCCGACCCAGGAACCAAGATCTTTCAGGGATTCGCGGTCAAAGCCATCGTCGTTGAAGGAAGTTAAGCGAGCGTCGGCAACATTCTTCGCTCCGGCAGAAATGAAGCCCTGAGACATTTCCTCCGCAGCTTCGGTAGCACCATTCTTCAAAGAATACAATGCGGTCTTTCCAAGAAGCGCACCTTTCCCGGCATTCTTTGCAGCAATATCCGCGACAAGTTTTCCTTTGTTTTTCGCTATATTCCCAACGGTCTTTGCAACGTTCCGCGTTGTGTTGAATCCGCCGGAAAGCATCCGTCCAAACTGCATCGTATTAGACATCGTAAGGATAGGAAGATTCCAGAGGAAAGTCGTGGCAGCAACGCGGTCTCCGAGTTCATACATGAACTGCTGTGCCTGAAGATATTCATCCTGCAATTCCTTCCGCTTCTGGGCAAGAAGTGCGCGTCCAGCATCATTCAGTTCATACTTGACGCCAGTTGTCCCATCCGGATTAACAATGGGAACACCCTTGGCGTATCTCGGATTGGTCATATTGGCGAACTGCTGTTCGAGTTCTGCAAGATTCGTCATATATTCCTGTTGGAGTTCGCCGGTGCGACCTTCAAGAAATTCATCCCTTGCCATCACGCCTTCGAAAGTCCCTTCACCCATAGCTCCGATGACGCCGCCAAAAAGTTGATGCAAAGTGGACATCTTGTTCAGCCCCTTCGCGGAACCAGCAATCGCTTTCGCTGTTGCAGCGTCATCAATGCCGGTGATAGAACCACTCTTGACGAGCTTCAGCACATTCTCCAAGGCGGCTTTTGATTCTGCATTTCCTTCAGCGGAAGCAAGAACTCCCTTCAGTAAATCAGAAGCAGCTACAGATTTAAGACCGGCGCTGAGGACTTTCGACCAAGCAGCACCGCCTGCAATAGCACCGACAGTAAAACCGAAGTTCTTAAGGAAAGAATCGCCGATGAAATTGGCAGAACCGATGTGCTTCCACCACTCATCCTGATATTTGTCAGAACGTTCGTATTCGGTACGGTAATTCGGGAACCATTCTTCGCTCAATTTCTGGATATCCGCCATAGTACGGGCGGTAAAGTTGTTCACTCCGCGTCCTACAGCCGTAGACAGAGACACATCCTCTCCGCTTGCAACTTGTCGAGCCAATTCATATCCACCTTCCAGGAGTCCGTCAATGACACCGGCAACTGTCTCAACCGCCGTTGTTGCTGCGGTGATACCACCTTTGATTGCGCCGTTGAGGATTTTAGAACCACTGGACTGTTCAATTGCCCGCTGGTTCTCAAGATCCAAATCGGGATTGAAAGTGCCCCGGTCAAAGCGGGAAGTGCCCCAGCCCATCTCGACAGCTTCATCCGTAACGGTTTGACTATTTGACTGTATAGGTCTGCTGGCAGTAAGTGAAGGAATGGAACTAATATGAGTTGCGCTATTTCCTAATCTTTTCCGTGGCTTCTGAGCAACATCTATATCGTTTTCATCGGGAAAATATTGACCGGTCTGCTGCTGCTGAAGAAGGTTACTGATATCTTTCGTATCCATATTGTTCGGTTTATTCAGTCAAACCCAAATCATAAACGGGACCAGGATGACTTGCGGTAGCAGAGAAACCCTGTCTATTATTACCATGATCGCGAGGAACACTAAGTCTCGCATTAATGAATTCAACAACAGAATTTCTTAACTGATCTTGTAATTTCTCCGAATAAACAACGTCTTCGGGATAAATGGCACCAATAGGTTTTCCAGAAGTGTCAGTTATATAAAACTCCATATATGGCTCAAGCAACTCGGCTGTATTGATAACCCATTCTTTTTTGTCTTTATCAGACATTGTAAAAGCAGATACTGGATCAACAATTGGCATCATCATATAATGTATAACCCCCTTTTCATCAAGTAATTTACGAGACCCATCATCATAATATTCATAGAAACTTTCCCTCATGTCCTGATATGCCGATTCAAGATCGTCACCAAAAACAATTGGATTAATGGAATATTGTTGCGCATCATGAGTCGTGGTAAAACGAATCTTATTATCAATTACATCTTCTGGGGTGGCGGAAATATCATGTATTGTATCAGTCTTTATATCGTCAGAAGAATCAACGCCTAAAACCTTTCTGATGTCTCTAACCGAATCCACTATTGTACCATCTTCTTTAATTTTATAAGCTACAACATGACTTGTTTTCGCAACTCGCTGCTTTGTATCTTTGTCGGCATGAATATAAGAAGAATATAACTTAGCAGCCGCATCGCGTCTTGTCTTTTTCATCAAATCATCATCGGGCGAATCGGTGGCATAATATGCTGGTGTACGAAAGCCGATACCAGCCTTCGTTTCCATTATATACGGAAGAGCAGTTCTCGGTACGCTTTCAGGAATTTCCTCTTCCTTGTACTTCTTCTCCCATTCTTTTTCGGGAATGGTCATATCGAAGATATCAACATTGTTGTTTTCCTTCCGCCAGTTATCAACAGTCTCTCTGAAAGCCTTGTAATCGTTAGTGAATTCTTCAGAGAGCTGCTTGTCGAACTTTCCATCATAGTAAACACGGAAAGGTCCCTTGCCGTCGCTGGCATATCCGGAAGTGTTTTGGACAGAAATGGTATGTTTCTTTCCATCGCCATCAATAGGATGATAAGTCCCGACAGGATTATTCGTGCTCGGGTCTACTCCGTAAACAGCGAGGAAGTCTGAACGCCCCATTTCATCAAGGATTCGCTGAGCGTCATATGCGCTTTCGATAACATCAGCAGTTCCATCAACACCAGTAACCGGAATGGGTGCATCGAACTTCTTCAGGTTCTTATTGACATAAGCGACCCTCTCTTTTCGTTCATCAGAATCGAGATAGGACGAAAGCGTCTGGAGTGAATAGCCGGAGCTTGTCTTTTTCTTCGAACCACTTCCACTACCAGAACCGCTTCCAGAACCACCGGCAGGATGGTCAAGTTTCCATTGCTCCTTGCGTTTCCACATATTGAATTCCTCTTCGGGGTCAGTGAAATCCTTGATTTCGGGAGCCATAATGCCACCGGCAAGGCCAGATTTGCCGCGATTGATAAGCTTCTGCCGTTCATTGGCATCAACATCATAACCACGGATACCGGTAGCATCATACCTGTTAATCAGAGACTCAGTAAGCATTTGAACAACAGGAGAAACAGTTTCCGAATTTGCCCTGTAGAACTTATCACGGTCACTGGCTGACATATTAATCAGCTGGTCAACAAGAATACCTGCCGCATCAACTTCTTCATTGGTGACGCCTTTGTTGATTACACGGGTCAGTTCCTGTTTCAGTTTTGGATTGGTCACAATGGCATTGGGGTCAGACAGCTTACTATAAAGAGCCTGCGCCCTTGCCTTGGTCTCGTCAAAAACATCTTTCTCGAACTGGGCACTGTCATAAGAGAACCAATTCAAACCGTGATTGGCATCGCGAAGATAGTCATCGAGCGCGTCAAGACCGGGATCTCGACCAGTAACGAGATTCGGATTCTTATGCCTCGCATCCCAGTAAGCGGCACTTCTTTCAGAACGGTCCTTCACTGCTGTTGCAAGACGGGTAATATCACTCTGATAACCTGCGCGGGCAGCAGACAAATCACGACGGGTGTTTGCATTGTATCCTTTCTCCCAGAGATTGTTCTGAACACGGTCAAGCTTCGCCATATAGGAATCATAAAGCATCCGCGCCTCGGAATCTTCGGGTTCACGCAGGATATACTGACGAAGTGCTTCCGCCCCAGATGAGAGCGTATCATAAGCATCAGCCGTAGCATTATGCGCTTCGACAGCCTGCATAATCGGCTTAGCCAATTCATCATATGTAAACGGGTTGAAATGGGAACCGTTTGTTACCAAATACTTCGCCATAGTTACTTCTTGCGTTTAACTGTTAAATATTGAGATTCGCTGCCCGGGAACAAGGTCGGTCTGGATTTTGGAACATTATACTGCAACGGAATAAAAGGACTGATTCCTGCGGGTGTAGCGGTTACTGTTTCCTTTTCCACTTTCGGCGCAGCAGGATATTCATAACGATGTGTCAGCGGATTGTAGTAAATCCCACCATTCGGGCCAGTACCGTAACCAATGAAATAAGGATTGGTATTAATCTGATTCATTGCGAAGTCCTCCTGACCGATACCGGAGAGCGCTTCAAGACCGGAGTTGATCTGATTGCTGATAGCGTTATATTTCGCTGCTTCCGCTTCATTGTTAAGTCTCTGAATCATCAGGTCGTTCTGTGCATTACGGACCGCTGCATCACGGAGAGCCATCGTCCTGTAATAATCTATGTTCGCATCGAACTGAGCGCGCTGAGCTTCGGACTGATTGTTCGCTGCAATGACAGCATTCTTTCTCTGGTTATTCGCATCCCAAGCCTGGATAAAACCAGTTCCAAGATTCCCGGTAGTATTATTGTCGGCGGCAAGGATAGATGCGGCGGCAGAAGGACCAAGACCGGAATTACGGAGAGCGCGATTCGTAGCATTCGCCTGTGCAATCTGCGCATTGGCGACCATATTCTGGTCAATCGGATTGTAGACCTGATTCTGGAAATTGATTCTTCCTTCCGGAGTATACGGCTGAATTCTCTCTGCCTTATATTTATCAGGCTGCTGGAACACATTATACAAACCAAGAAGCCCGGAACCAATCGCTCCGGCATAACGAGGCCAAGTAGGAAGAAGTTTGCTAGCGCCGGATTCATCATCGGAAGTAGATGCAACGGAATCGCCAGAAACATCAGCGTCAGGATAAGAAGGCCAAGGCATCATCGGATGCGGCGTTGTCTTCAACTTCTCCTGCGGAGTAATAACGCGTTCTGGGAAATCATATGTCCTCGGAGCATCTGCGGTTACGCGTGCGGTATCAAGAAGAATATTATCCTCAGGAATCTCATAACCGGAAAGGTCAAATGCGGCAGGATTGATAGCGTGGGAAGCCGAACGAAGCCCGTTGTTTCTCTGAGACTGCAACCAGAGATTCCAAAGGTCATAGTTTCTCGGGCCTTTCGCGGTAACATATACGGGGTCAAGACTGCCGCCATCAGGATATTTCTTCATCGCGCCACCGCAAGCCATCACTGGAATACCGGATGGTTCGGAAACACCAACCGCTTCTTCCGGAACCATCTGCTCTGGCTGCTGTTCCTGAGAAAGCATCGCCTCCAGCTGGTCGAGTTCTTCAGGAGAAAGATTGGCGAGTTCAGCTTCCAAATCCGCCTGCTCCTTCGCCTGCTTCTGTCCTTCCTGAGCATCAGCCAAACGACCAAGAAGAGCCTCGAGTCCATTCCTGGAAATAGGGTCCAGCGGTCTTTCTTCTGCCTCGGAGAACAAATCATCGGCAATCTTCGAGTAAAGTTTGCCGGCATATTTCTTCGGAAGGTTGTTGTCTACGAGAAACTGCTCCTCGGCTTCGATATTATCGGAGTAGACATAATCCTTATATACCGGCTCGCCTTCTTCAAGGAGATTCGGATTGCCTTCAGGATCGACTCCAATCTGCACGCCACCGTTTGGATTCTCCTCGTGGGAACCTCCTTCGTTGACTCTCATGTAATCTTTCGGCGCAAAGTATCCGCCGTGTGTATCGAACTTCGACATATCTTATTTAACTTTTACTCTGTAAACACAACCACCGTTCGTCATAATCCGCTGGACATTTGAAGGTTTTCTATCACGCTGCATCACCGCTCCCTTCTTCAGAACCCGGTTCGCAAACTGTTGGATACTCTGCCTGCGAATCTGTCCACCTTCAGCCACAGCGTTGACTGCATTCCGCCTATGGATATTATCTCCAATCCTTTCGTGAGCCGCCTCAAAATTCCGCTGAGCAGAATCTGCTGCAAGGTCTGCCTGAAGTGCAAGAGTCTGCCGTCTTGTTTCTGTAGCACGATTACCTGCGATAACTCCACCAAGACCAGTTAATCCTCCAACAGCCCCACCAATCAGAGCGCCCCAAGGACCACCAATCTGCAAGCCGGTAGCAGCGCCGGAAAGTGCGGATGTTGCGACTGAACCGACTTGCTGACCGGTAGTCATTCCTCGGATATCCTGATAATTTATATTAGGTCCTCCGAAATTCGTCTGAGCATAGTCGTTAGCAAGCTGGTCGTAGTTGCTGTAGTTATATGCACCAGCACGGGCGAGATCCGCAATCTGACCCTCCTGCATACTGGTATCGCGAATCTGTGAGTCCTTATACGCATTGGAAAGGAGAGTAGTGGCACCAGTAAGACCAGTTACGATACCACCGGCAATAGCCTGACCTTGCTGGGCGCGAAGAGCCTGGTCCATCAGATAACCGGAGTCATCATCATTGGCGGCGATGGCTTCACTGTTTCTCAGACGAGCAGCGTTCTGGTATGAACCCAAGAACGACTGGTTGTACATATTATCCCACCAGCTCATTACTCAAAATATTTAACAACTATGTCGTGCAGCTGCATAAGATACTTGCCGTCGACATCGTTCTTGCGGAACATAAGGTTAATCCAAGGATTGCGAATCCTGTCCATACCGTGAATATTGGTTCCTTCCTTCAGGGCCCTCGGGATAGCAAGTCTCCAGATACGGAACTTCTTACGGACATCATCGCGATCAAACCGCTGATGCGTGAAATCGGTGAAACCGGTATTCTGATACTCATCCCAGACACGATAATCGGAGAAGGTTTCCCATTCCTTGTAAGTATCTGTCATTGAACCAAAGACATCTCCATTGATGAGATTCTCCTCAGGCACAATAGCGGTTCCGGAAGAATCAAGGACTTCATAGAAATCTGCGCGGTAATCAATGTTCGTCCAAATCTTGTCAGAGAACGGTTCGGGAGTGACCCGATACTGCATCCAGTATGGATACTGACGACCAAAGAAATTGCAATACAGCCCTTCGTTCTGGAGCCACAGTGCGTGATTCTTATAGGAAAGGAACCGGTCCTCAACATTGGACATCATCAAGACTGCACTATAATCGAAAAAGCTCGTGAATGCTCCAAGGTTTTCGTTATACACGAGGCAAGGCATATCATCATCCGTATTCCGAACAAGATATACATCAGAGTGAATCTTATCGTAATACGATACGATATTATTGAAATCGACAGGTCTCCAAGGTTCGGTGTTATTGATTTCGCGGAACCAGGAAGAGAATCCGAGTTTCGTGGAAAGATTCTCGATTGCCTGACCATTGAAACCACAGAACGCTTTGTTGATATTGTCGACGAAGTACAGGGCATTCTTTCCTTCCGTGATAGACCACTTGTTGGTGCAACCGTACTTGTTCGTGATGTACCGCTTGCCATCTACTTTCCCGGAGTTTCCAATCTCTACAGGAATACCTTCAGTAGTGGAAAGCTGAGTCCTCGAGTTAAACAGAATCTCGGAGATACCACGATCCTGGAAAGCAATGATGGTATTACCGAGTCTACGGAGCGCACGGCAAATACCCTTATCGCCGTCGAGTTTCAATGAACTGGCAAGGGTGATATGAGTCCAGGCATCGACATCTTCAGAATCGTGTTTCTCCAAAGTCCAAGTCAAGGAAGAACGATAAGTATCCAGATTGAAATCAGTATCAAGATCACGCTGGACGATGAAATTGTTATCCTGTGAATAAACTGGATTCAGACTTCCCCACTTCTCTGCATCGATGGAGGCAATATAACTTGTTCCGCGCTGCAAATCAGTACGACCATCAATATTGATATGCGTCTCGAGCATCACGGAGGTAATATCAATGACATTATTGACCGCATCGGTGGAGAACGGTTTTGTCTTCAGGCAGTCCCAACGCTGGATGTATGTATCACCCTGATTCGCAATCAGAACATCCTGTCCGTTGCCAACCATATCGGAAAGTCGCACCTGGGGACCGGCAATGATGAATCGGCAGTTCTGAATAGCAGCATCAGATGTTCCGCCGTAACGAATCTGGTCATTATCCTCCAAAGCCGCATACAGTTCGCCGATATAGACATACTGCTTCGACGAATCGAGCGTTGTGCTTGTGCTGAACAAGTCCTGATCAACAGAATAATCCTTGAATGGATACGAGCCGGAAGTAGTATTTTTAATCCACGGAAGCAATGCTCCGGATGCAGAACCGGAATGCCCAGGGAAAAATATTCCGCTTTCAAAAGAAAGACGAGGAAGGATAGTCTGCCTGTAAGTAGAACCAATCTCAGTCGGAAGCGAAATAACCGCGTGCGGAGTCGAGTTGTATGTAATAGAAACAGGATCGGACAGATACAGATAAGGCTGTTCAGTACTGTCGATTACATCAATTGGATTCGGAGAGCCAACAGAGTAAAGAACAGGATACTTATGAGAACCAGGAGGCATGATGGAATCATTGATGACGCCATCGTAATTTCTTGATTCAGCGTTACTTCCCTTTCCTATATTGATACCGACATACTGGCTCGAAGTATAGTTGAATATCCGAACGGAATCCGGCGAACAAGTCCACCAGGACGAAGACGGATTATAGTAAGTATGATTGGAGTATCTCGAATTCGCAAACACCTTACGAATCAGACGGGAGTAATCATCGCCCTGATAATCGGTATATCCGGATATCTTATCAGAGTGATTCCACATATGGAGCCAGTATTTCACGATCGCTCCACCCCAAACATAATCATACGGAGTTCTGAACTTGATATCAGTTGTCGGAATGTAAACATCATTATCATTCGAAGACTCGCCCCCATCGACAACGGTTCTTTCATCAAGGCCATATTCTTTCCAGAGAGGCCAAGCAATTAGGGCTTTTCCAAGCTTTTCTTTTGCAAGGCTTTCGCCGGAAATCTTTGCAGATGTCGCTTCGACCGTATAGTCACTATAGTTGCCGTCAATTTCAGCAACGCCGACAATACGGAACTTATATCCATCAACCTTATCGAATGATACGGCTTCATATTCGATTTCCGGGGAATTCAATGTAACGACATTCTCGTCTACAAAGCTAAGATGCTTCTTCCGATAAGACGGAATATAATCATCGGTAGAACCAGAAGGGACATCCCCAACCAAGGAAATCCATCTACTGATTCCGTGACTTCCACTGATATCGTTTATTGCATTCTCTATGCCCTCATATATCTCGCCACTATTGCCCTTTACGAAAAATCTATCCGTATTTGCGTCAACCGCATTGTTAAGGCGCTCGCACCATTGATACATCATCGTGCGGTCAACGAGTTCGTTGGAACCCAGGAAACCGAATTTCGTATGCAATTCTTTAGTAACACCGGACCAGGCTCCGTCAATCGTATGGTTTGTTTCGTCGGTCCAAGTACCGCTATAACCCTTTGTGTTGGTTACTTGTATTTTAAGTCCTCCGCCGGTTATAGTAATTGTGCGCTCGTCTCCGGTAGAACCAAGACTTCTTATCGTATTTAATGCGTTCCCGGAGAAAGTAAATGTAGACGCATTGAATGTACCGCTAAGAACCTTAACCAAAATAACAGTCGCACCGGCATAGTATTGATTGTTGACACTATGCTTATAGAACAAGCGATAAGTAATTAAAGCATAATCAAAATCGCTTTCACCGTCGAACTTCTCACCGTATTGCTTTGTATTATAATTGGCCCAAGTGTAATAAGGAACTGGTGTATTCTCGGTCTCCCAGTAGTTGCAATCTATCTCACCAGTAGAAGTCGTTGAATTATGAATCGGCTCGAAGTGTTTCCACGCATACTCAGCATTCCTCGGGCGCATAATCCAAGAGGAAGCGGAATACACTCGGTTCATATACCGATTCCACACATTGAACACAGTAGGACAGACGATACCCTGTGCCTTGATAGCTCTATCGGCATATGTTGCTTCCGCAATCATCAATTGCGCCGTACTGTATTCCTTATCACGCATCATCTGTACGATGGATTCGGGGAGCGTACACTCGGCGATAATGCGCTGAATAGAAGTATCACCAATGATAGGATAGAGATTATTCACCTTGTCTCCAATCCAGAAAGCATCGGTCATCGTTCCATCTTTCTTATGAAATACCAGAGCGAAACGATACTTCTCACCACCTTTGAATGATGTAATCTCTGAAGACGATTTTACAAGCTGACTGTTATATGTGTAGTTCCCGTCACTTGTCTCGTATGGAATACTCGAAGCATGCTTAAATGTGATGAATCTACTTTCCCAACCCTTACCACTTCCACTCGTAGCGATCATCGTAGATTTGAGCAGGTTCTCGACCTGGTTGTAATCCCTGTCGACAGAACTCAGATCCCCAAGGAACAACGTCTGGTCCTTATGCGTAAGTGTACTTGCAATGACATTCTGGCTCCCAAGATATAGAAGCTGAGAAGCATCAACCGCAGTAAGATGGGCGTTGTTATCCACGACAATCGCAGAACCGCCATCGGTCTTTCCCTCGAAGACGATGTTGCCAATCGTCGTTCCGTTCAACGCGCTCCTGAATACGCTATAAACACGGAAATAGCCAAATCTTGTATCAAGATTCTCAATAGTCAGTGTTACGGAATTGTTGTTTGTTCCGTCAGCAGCACCACCAGAAGCGACAGGGGAGAGATACACAAGATCAGAAATCCAGACATATCCGGATTCCTGCCCGTGCTTATTATAGTAAGTTAAGAGATATTGGATGACGCCATTTGGTCTCGTGTTTCCAGAGTTGTCCTTTTTAATGGAGACGTTGACGCCGAAGTCAACAGCGCGATTAGAATCGAAATATGTATAATCGTAATCGCCATAAGAATTCTGCCACGGATAATGACCGAGAGAATCTGGCTTCGCGACAAAATTCATAAACCGAAGGACATTCTTTCCGTCGACCCAGTAGATCTTCTGAATATCTTCGGTCTCATAATAGACAACGGATTCAATAGGATAATTCAGGGAGAAACCGAGCTCGCCTTCGAATAGAAGCGCGGGAGTAAATTGATTGTTCTCCCGGTCATATTCGATACGATAAATCCTGTCGGTTGTTCCTTCGTTCGTGAAAAGAATAACGAATTCATTCAGGACATTCCATCCGATAAGAACTCCCTTGAAGTCAATAACATCTTCCTGTTCGTATCCATCAACCTTACGGAACAATTCGTCTTCCGTGATTCGAATCTCCCTGTCTTCCGTAACGCGAAGGTTATCGTTAACAATTCCGTTGAGAATAACCCGCTTATTCCCGCGTTCATTCGTGACGGAAAGCATCGTATCGTGATCGCGGGAAAGGACTCGGATATTATGGTTCTCATACGCAGAAGACTCGCCTGCCTTGGAGATAGACAGGTCGCGGTTCATACCTCTGTTCTGTAAGACGAATGCCTTCTGTTTCATATACTAATGTCTTTTCCAGATTTCCTTCGCTCCGTTGTCGAAGAACGCCTTCCAGTGTTCGTGGTTTCTCGGGAGCAGCGTCTTGAACGAATTGAACAGTGTCTCCGCCTTATCAAGATCCAGGCGAGAGAATTCATTCTGTGCATCACCCGCAGCCCAGCAATACTCCTGCTGCGCATTAGCGAACACCTGCTGTGAAATCTTACCCATATCAAACTGAATTGTGAACCATTGGAGTTTGATATAATTCTCCAAGCCGCGAAGGAAGCTCGCATTATCAGGAAGAAGCGGATAACCTTCCTCGTCTACTGCGAAACCACGATAAGCAATCTCTACATCAACATCCTTCGTGGAAGTGAAGATAACCATTCCTTGCGTCTTGTAAGTCAGTTCGCCTGTAATGAATTCGTTCGGCTTCATATCGGACATATGGAACGAGTGTCCGGAATAACGATAAACGGGACCGACAGGAGTAAAACGATGACAGCAGTCAAGCCATCTCTTTGAGTGCTGGCTGCCAGCCATCCTAACTTGAATCATCTGTTCGAAGTCGCAGGGAAGCTGACCACGCCAGTTATGAACCTCGACGATAGCGGTCTTCTCTTCATACAAAGCCGGAGTTCCCATCAGCTGAATGAAATCAACGGCATACTCGACAGCCGTCTCGAAAGGGATGTCGCGCATCATCGGATGCCGCATCACCCTGTCAAGGATTCTCCGTATGTTCGTAGTCTGATTCATATCATTTCTTTTCTATATTCCATCGGAACCCACGGACAATCATATCCATTATGAAGCTCCTTCATCTTTTTGAATAATCTCCTGTTCGCAACAAAACCGTAGCATCTCAAGTTATGGGTCTTGTCCATCCTCGGAAGGAAAGCAAGTCCGAATGCTTTCGGTTCTCCATCGTAATGACCTTTCTCCCAATTGAACGAACCATATCCGATAAACTTCTTTCCACGATACTGGGGTCTTCGTTCAATTATGACGGCTGCTATTGTTCCAAGACCAGCAGGAAGGTCAACCATTCCATCTTCTTTCAAATCTTCAGCGAGCAGACTGCAATAATCCTTGATTACTTTGGTATATATATCCTGAGTAACGGGCTCATTCCCTCTTTTCCTTTTGCAATAAAGAGCGTATCCATCCGTCATATCAGGATACCTTGCCTGTCCGCTGAAAGCTAATTTCATTCTTCAGCCCCCTCCGCCTTTGGTTTGTAACTGCTGTTCTCAACAGGTCTCGAATGCCTTGGAGAAGCCACGTTCATATCAGCCAGGCCATCCTTCGCATCGTTCGTCTTGTCCTGCGGGGCATATCTCGAACCAATCAGCTCCTGAACGGTAAGCTCGATACAGGAAGGAACAAGCGCATCCTCCAACGGGAATTCCATCTCAAGGATATTGCACTTACCGTTCCCATTACCATCACAGGCGAGTTCGGCGGCTTTCTGCGGGTCAGCGAACACGGCGGTCATCTTGATTGTATCCAGATACATGAACTGCGGATTGCTTCCGGTGATATACAGATGCCCGTCGCTACTCTTGGATGCATAGAGGATTTTCTTCAGCCATTTGTTATATCCGACATACGGCATCCGTTCAGCAGGAATGAACGAAACGGTACACTGCAGCATATCATTGACCGTAGCGAGTTTCGCATTATTCACTCCGATAGTATCCGGAATCTCCTCAACGGAACGGAGCCACATACCGGAACAACCAGCAGGCTGCATCTCGGAAGGTTCCAGAGTCAGGCAGATATCCTGCATGTTCTGGTCCGACATCTCGGTATAGGTCTGATTGCGGGAGTTCTTGTACTTCCGTTCCAGAAGCAATGCCCGCATCTTCGAAGCAAGAAAGATGACATGCTCCTCGGTATAGTAAGCATCGTCATGCTGCTCCTTGAGTATGTCGAGCACAGCGTATGTGATCTCGTCGAATGTAGCCATAGTTAAATGATTCTAATTGTATCGTCCTCCGTATACCTATCCTTCGTCCCGATGTTATTGCCGTTCTCATCAACGGAATGGTCTTCCGTGATACGGTTCTTCAGCGTGCCCATATAATCATTCGTTCCGAGCTTCACCTTGTCTACGCAAGTAAGGTCGTAAGGAAGCAGGCAACCGCCATTGGCAAACAGTTTTCTCAAAGCATTATCCACAGCGTTGTAATCCTCGTCAGTGAAGAACCGGTGCGTATAATCTACAAGATCCAGAAGGAACATATAGATGAAGTATCTCTGCATCATAGCCGGATGCAGATATCCCGTATTCTTCAGGATATCGAAATACTTGTTTGTCACTTTGAGGGCCTTGCCCTCGTCAATCATCTGGAGCATAGTTTCATCTATCTGCAACCGCAACCGGAAGACTTCGCAACCGGTGCATAAGTTCCAATCGTATCGGCAGGAGCAAGCAGGAACTTGTTCCAGAGGTCCTTGACAAGGTTCCAATCGCAGGTGGAAAGCGCCATCTTCAGTGCATTCCAGAGAACAGCGAAGTGCTCGAGACCAGTCAAATCAGGACAAGGATTACAGCCGTTGAACAAGGAATTCACATACTGCATTCCACGGTCATAGAACGCACGCCAGTCAAGGATTGCACCCCAGCGGTACGGATCGTCGGAACCACAAGGCATATTCGTGATTTGATAGGAAGGCTCCCCCGCGCATTTCACGATGACATAGAACAAGCCATTATCGAAAGTGGTAACACCCATTTTCGTAGCATCGGCATCCTTGAGACGATAGTATAACCGCTTGGCTCTGATTGTGTTATCATCATTCGTATTCTCCCAGACAGTCACAGCTTTCTCACCAGGAGCACCGGCAGGATTAGCATTCTTATAGTATTCGAGATATACTGCCTCGACATACATGTTCTTGAAGACATCGACGTTTTCGACCTCGAAATCGATGATCAAGCAATCTCTTGTATCGGATATCCTCAGTTCGTTGAAAGTAACCATAACTCGTTTATTTGTCCAAATGTAAAAAGAAAAGGAGTCCAGAATTAAACTGAAACTCCTTTACTTATCCAATCCAAGGACTCCTGTTACAAGCCATAATGTTCACGGAGAATTTGTTCCAATTCGGGTTTCCATCCCTTCACAGAATTGGATATCCATATCTTTTCATTCAAGGCTTCCTCAACACCGTCTATATCGTGTTTCCCTTCCCAGACCTTATACTGATAATTGTTCGGTTCTTCCTCTATGACAACATAGTCTGAATCACCGTAATAGATATTGAAATACAATTGTTCGACAACACGGCTTTTCTCGTCGCAATCATATCTTTCATAGATATCGAACAGTTTGTCCCATTCATAATAGACGGGTAAATGACAGACCCAATTCATCGTGGGATATCTGTCCCTGATAAGAAGTTTCTTGGTCCTGTAGTTATCGACAACCCATTTGTTCGTAGATGTGAAGTCTCCGTCTATCTGCCGACATCTGGCTTTCGGTTTCATCACGTCTTCCATAGTGAATTCGTTCACGGCATAGATATCATCGCAGGAATAGATGAATCCTTTCGATTTCGGATAAGCGTTCCATACCGTCCTGAACTTGTTAACGTGATCTATATGGGCCCAGTAGTTACCTTCTCCGGGCCACTTCACTCTCGGACATTTGATGAAGGTTATATCATCGCCCGAATCAACTATGGGATGATAGTCTCCGACAACGACGATACGAAACTTCTCCTTGAAGTATTTTCTCCATCCGGTGACAGCAAGCTCCAATTCCGAACCCTGCGCATCCTTTGCAAGGTAGGGTATGACAACAAGTATCTCTTCCATAACAATAAAAAGGGGCGAGATATTTCACCCGCCCCGGACATGTTTCACTGTATACCTAATTGAACATTAGGAAGATGCAACGCCAGCCTTAGCAGCGGCGATAGCATCATACAGAGTACCCGCAGCACTGGTAGCCTGGGAACCGGAACCGGAAACCTCGCATGCGAACTGGATCATACGAGGGCTCTTCTGGACGTTCTCGGCAGAACCCTGCCAGTAGAACTCCACGGAGACGATATCGTACTTCTTGGTCAGATCGACGAGATAGGTCGGCTCGTAGTTCATCGGATAGAAGAAACCGCGCTTGTCATCACCACGCTCACCGAGGGTGAACCACTCGAGATCGGCGATATCATAGGTGCTGGAAATGACGGTGTTACCGGACACGTCAGAATCAGCAATGGTATCAGTACCCCAAGCGATGTCGCCGGTATTGCCATCGTGCAGGACGAAGGCAACCGTGAACTCGTACGGCTTGTTATCCATCAGGCCACGACGATACTTCTGGGCTGCCTCAACGAGGATCACGCCACCGGCGGCACCAGTAGCAGTGTCACCTTTCTTGACCTCAGTGCCATTGCTGAAGACCTTCAGCAGCGGATACTGGCGAACAGGAAGAACATTGGCGATAGCCTCGGCGAGAGCCTTGTGCATAGCGGTAGCATTGGCAGTGTTGGTGGAGTTGCCAACGACGGAAGCGGTAACAGAGAACGTATCATTCGCGTCATAGGAACCGACACCGTGGAAGGTGATGATGCAGTTCAGGGTCTTGCCAACGAGGTTGGAAAGAGTGACAGCACTCGTATCAACGGCGAGGGTGTGCTTCTTGAGCTTATAGTCCATGTCGGCAGCGGCGGTCTTCTTGAGACTGACGATGCTATCGGGACGGATAAGATCGGTACGGGTAGCCAGGCCATCACCGTTGACATACTTGAAGAAGATTTCGCCAGTCGCAGCGGTGCCCATGTAAATGTCACCGGCGGTGTCAAGGCTGGAATCAACAGCCTTCACAACGTACAGGTTGCGAGTCTGGTAAGTGTTGAAATTTGCCATAAGCTTATGAGTTTTTATTGGTTTCGATTATTTAGGATATCCAAACTGCCTTGGCCCTTCTGACAGCTTCCTCAAGGATTGCCTGATGAAGCGCCTCGGGGAGCTTGCAAGTCATCGCCTTGCTTTCTCCCTCAATGGTCAGACCGTCGGGAAGGTCTTCCAGGATGATGGGTTCAGGCTTCCGCAGATACCGCACCGTATACTTCACGATATCGTTGTCGCTCACGAGCTCGGAATACCGTGAAGCATACAGGCCGTTTCCAAAAGTGTCAGAGGAACCGTAAGCAAGTCGAAGTACACGGTCACCATTCTGTCTCTTGAAAGGATTGCGGTGAGTCCGCCAGAATTCATCCTGCGTTACCGGAACGACTATCGCCTGCTTGACGCCACATCCTTCTACATCAACCGAACAAATCTCCAGCGTAATGAACAGGAGGTCTTCCGGAAGTTCGAATACCTTGGACTTGTCGATGAGTTTCGGAGCGTTGCTTGCAACCGAACAATCCTCCTGACAGACGTGGGTGGCGAGATAACTCGTCAACTCCTCGGTCTCTTCGAAAGAATTGCGCAGCGTCCCGTTGTACAGGGCTACATATACGGAATACTCAGCTTCGGTCAGGAACACGCTCTTTTCATACGCGTTCAATCCGGGAGCCTGATTGCTCGTTATGTTCTGGTACAACAGGTCAAACCCGTTTTCCCACTCCTGGCAAGTTTTCATTAGGCATTACGAGTTTTTCCAACTTCGCTCTCAAGGATGAACTTGATATCCTGATGCGACGGAAGGTTGAGGAATCTGGCGGCGATGGACAGCGTAGGATTCTCACCGGCATCGCAAAGCGGAGAATTATCAGACTTGAGATAGTAGTAGTCACCACGTTTCGCAAGTACGCCGACCTCCGTTCCACGACGGATGAGAACCTTCGCGTGAAGGAGAGGGTCCGTAATCTGGGCAAGGAACTTCTTCGGATCGTTGCTGATGAGCTGGCTGATGCGCGACTTCAGGAACACGGCCTTCTCGTTAGCCGAATAAGGACGGGCATCAAGAAGCTCGACAAGGACGCGCATCGTATCGATGTCGTTTTCAATCTTGCCGAATTCCTTATAGCTCTGCATCGTAGCATCCATCTTGGCGGTCTCGAGGGTATCTTCCTCGGTTTCACGGACAATCTCGAACTGGTAGGTAGCCTTGGGGCGGTCAATCCTTTCCTGAACGGAAGGAGCGACGAAATCGGAATTCGCGAGAAGAACCTTATACTTGATATAGTCCTCTGGATCGGAAAGGTCAAGATGAAGACCCTCCTTCGCGTTTTCGATTCTAACCCTGTAGTTATCCCAGTAGTTGTTCTCCTTTTTGTAGACGGACAGGGCATTGTAGTCAAGGCCGAGGACTTCTTCAAGATAGTCCTTCTCCGCATTGGTCAGTATGTTCTTATACTGATTCGTGGAGCGTAATACCGGCACGACGAAAGTAACATATGCGCCGTCAACCTTGCCGCCGAATGCGGCGTGGTTCTTCGGGAGCCCGTTGTCTTTCGGGACCCAGCGCACATAGACCTTTTCGTTCCTCAACGGATTGACCTTGACTTCGCTCATTTCTTCTTTAGCCTTAGCAGTTTTTCTTTCCATAATTATCTTCTCCTATTAGTTACAGATTAAGCCTGAAGGATGGCGGGGATAAGGGACACGCAACGGGTTGGATCGAGAACGACCAGACCGAGGGTAGCCTTGTAATGGACCACCGCGGAATCCTCGTCGTAGGAAGCAGAGCTGTTGTTCGTCTCGCCGGTGAACGGATTGGCGAACGGACCCCACTGATAGCCACGGAGTTCGGGCATGCCCTTCACAACGCACTTCTGGACATTCGGCTGCTGCTCGTCGGCGGCATAGAAGATGTCGAAGCGATAGGACTCGGCAGTACCACCCAGCGGGTGCATAATCTTGTTGGTCATCATATCGTCCTTGGAGGAATCGATCATGATGGTGACCTCAAGACCGTTGGCAGAGAGCCAGCGGGTAACCTGGAAGTCGGCGATGGTAGCGGCGTTGCCCTTGGTGAAGTTGGTCTCCGGTCCCTTCTGGAGATAGGACGGGGAGCTGGCGGAATACAGAGGAATCCAGCCGGACATCTCCTTCTTCGCTTCCTTGCTGAACAGGATAGCACCACGCTCACCAGTGCGGACAACGAACTTGCGGTTCTTGAAGTCCAGCTTGCCGGCGGAGATACCATAGAGAGCATCCTCGACGAGACCGATGGTGAACTTGTTGTAGTACATCATGTTACCCTGAGCCTGCTGCTGACGGAAGCCAGCACCCTGCTCGTTGGGAAGACCAGACAGACCGAAGTTGGAAATCTCGCCGTTCTCCATCCGGGTGCTGACACCACGGTCGAGGGCGTTGTTCTTGTAGTCAGCCCAGGTCTTTTCAATCTCCCAGGTCACGTTGTAGATCCAGCGGTCCACCGTGGTGTGCTGCATCTTACCGTTGACTTCGCGAGAGACGGGGATACGGCAGCAGAGACGCTTGCCGAGCTCGCGACCACCAATCTTGTGCTGGAGACGGACGTGGCTCCAGCCCTGACGCATCTGGGTAGGAGTGCTGAAACGGACATCACCGACCTTGCGGGAGAAGTCCTTCTCGATAGGAGCATAGGCCCAGCTGAAACGCTCACCGGCAAGCAGACGCTCGGCGGGGATACCACCAGCAAGATGGGCACCGAAAGGCTCCACGAGATAAACGGTGTTCGTGCCTTCAGCGTGACCGGCTTCCTTCACGATGACCGGATACTCCTCGTTGTAATTGCCCCAAAGGACTTCACCGAGAGCGAACCAGTCGGTAGGGAAGACGAGATAGAAAGGCTCGAAGCCGACACCGATGTTGCCGGAAGCGGCAGTAATCTTGGTGCCGTCGCACTTACGGGCCTCAACCAGCGGAATATTCCGACGGGAGGAGGAGGCGATATTCCAGAAGAGATCGGAATCATCCTCATACTCACGCACGGGAACCTCGCGGGAGAGATAGGTGTCCAGAGTCGGCAGATGCATCTGGCTCATGAGGACGACCATAACATCACTGGCCATCTGCGGATTGCTGCGGAAGATGCTGTAAAGATGGTTGTCCTTCGTTACAGTACCGCGCCACGCAGTGATACCAGTCATAGCGGAATTGACTAAAGGTCCTGGCATAATGCTATAAGTTTTGGTTAAACAAAAGTTTTTCTAATGGCCTTCGACTCCTATCCGAGGTCTACCTTCCAGCCTCCGTCGAGCAGCGTATCGTTGTCGATGTTGCCGCCGTTCATCAGTTTCAGGGAACCGTCGGAATCGAAGTTCGAAGAGTTGATCTTTCTTTCCAGTTCACGGATGCCCTTGTTCTTTTCGACGATTGCCTGTTGCTTGACAAGTCCGCCCAGTTCCTTTCCTCCGTTGGTCAGGACGTACCACATGCCGATCTGCTTGAGAAACTCCATCGGGTTCTCCTTCTGGAATTTCTGAACCTGCGTAAGAAGCTGGCCCGTATCAGGGTCCTTGTACACAGGTTTCGATACAGCATCGAATACGCTTTGCTTCGTGCGTTTGTCAAGTTTTGTTTCGCCGATAACAATGTCATCTTCAAGAATCATCTTGCGGAACTTCGCCTCATCCTGCTGACGCGCCTTCTTCATGTTCTCTACCCTATCCTTCGCATCCTTCTGGATCTTCTCATATCCAGTCTGGTAGAAGTTCTTCAAGGCGTCGAGCGCATCCTTCGCATCATCGATGTCGGAAGCAGACTTGAACGACTTCTCGACCTCCTTCATCGCCTTCTCCTGCGTGTATCCGCGATTGATAAGGTCGTTGTAGATAAGGCTCTTCCGAAGCTGCTCGCCCTGTTCTCCTTCGTCGCTGATAGCTTCGTCGGTAACAGAGCCGAGATAGGAAAGCGTCTGTTCGTACATCTTCACGGTATCAGGAGCGATTCCATTACCGAGAGCTTCATCGATACGCTTCTGCCTTTCATCCAGCCTCGAAGTGACTGCACGTTCAACCAGTTCGGCAAATGCCTCGGGCGTATTCGCCGCAGATAATTCTTCATCAGTGAACTCGGGGAAGATGCCATCATTCTTCAGAGCAGTGGCTATGGAAGAAAGTATGGATGGAGAAGAACCATCACCCTGTGGCGTGACAGTATCTTCCCCGTGTTCTTCCGTACCTACTTTCTCCGAATGACCTTCGCCATCCTCGGTCGGCTGATTTTCTTCTTCTTTTTCCTCGGCAGGTTCCTCATCGGGTTCCTGCAGAGGCTTGGTTTCGTCAAAGAGCTTTTCGGCTTCCTCCGCAGAGAGAAGTCCGCTTGAAATGTCAAAACTAAAATCTTCCATTTTTCTCCATTTTGGTTTACGCAAATGTATTTAAATGGGAAAAGCGAATTACTCTTGTAAGTAACTCGCTTATCGCTAATTAAGAAATTTAATTATTTGAACAGAAACGATTACAATCTTACGATTTCAACGGTTATTCCGTTCATATATCGCATCAGTTTCTGTTTGAGTTTGAATCCTTCTGTCAAAGGAGCCGTCTTTCCCTTCACGTCTACAACGTGTTCTTTCCCTGTTGCAGTGTCAATGTACACAAAATCAGCAACATAGTGGGTTGCTTTCTGGATGGAATACTTCTTTTCCTTCGTCTTTGTCTTCAGATGCTGTATCTTCGTTCCCCAAATAGCAGGTATGATTTCATACGGAACTTGCATCCGAAGATTGGATATCTCGTGATTCTCCTGCAACTGTTTCAGATACAAGTAATAACTGCCTTCCTGTGTGGAGGCGAACTTGATTCCGTCGTGGACGACCGGTTTATTATGCCACTTGCTCATTTACAACGCTGCCAAACTGATAGCAATGGCTCGAAATTATTTTTCTCCTCCACCGCCTTCGGAATCAGAAGCAGGAGACCAAAAAGTACCGTTTTCCTGATCGAATCCAAATATAATAATACCGTCTTCGGCGTATGTGGCAAGACTTATCCATACAGGAACATCTGGTTCTAATTCATCAATTGATATAAAATAAACCAAGCCACCAGCAAGTATATGCGCATAAGCCTCCGACCAAGTGGGAGAACCTTCGGCTGGGCTAACACCTTCGGAATCGCCGCTAGTTCCTCTTACAATCATCGGAGAAAGCGGAACGCTATATGTGGTGTTTCCGACCTTGATGTTTTCAAGAGCTGCGAGAGCCTGAGTCTGAGTATTGGCTTCAACTGGATATGTGTATGCAATTGTATATTCCCCGTCAGGCTTGCTTGCCGTGAAATAAATAGACCTTACGCCGCCAAGGACCGTCGCAAGACCAATCTCCTTGTAATCTATCCCGCCATTGGAACTGAATGTCTTCCGGAAATACTTCCCCTTCATTACAAGCAGGCAGTTGTCGCTGTCGAGTTTTTCAAGGTCAGAAGCACTCAGTGTACCAGTTGCGGGAAGATGATCATAAGTCAGTTCAACAATCTGAATGTCAGAGTCTGAGCCTCCGCCACCACCAGAATTGCCGCCAGATATGGCTACCCATTCGCCGTTCTGGAACTTCTTCAGCGTTTTACCGTTCAACCACAGGTCGTTCTCGTTAGGAGCACCTTGGCTCTCTACTATTCTTTTCATGTCTGTTTTCATAATCTATATCTTTAGAATGTATATCCAAATGTTACTCCGGCTCCGGCATATGGCTGAAATCCTTCCGGAGTATATCCTATACCAACCTGCGGTCCGACAGTGAAACTCCAGCGTTTCCTATATGGAACAGTTATCTTCGTTTCCTTCTGCTTGATCCACATTTCGACAAGCTCAGGCTGGAAGCCTTTGATGACGGCGTGATAGTATTCTCCTTCGTATGTCTTCTCGGTAATCGGAACGTCCACGAGGACCGAATCCCGTATCTTCGTCGTGTCGTGAACATCAATCGTATCGTGAACCGGAAGATAAACTGGTTTCCATTTGACGATGAAACTATCCTTCGGCTCGTAGATGGTATCCCGTATCCATTTCGTAACGGTTACGGTATCGGGCTTCATCGTCTCAATTCCTTTCTTCGCCCCATATCCTTCCCCAAGAAAGAAGGATATAATCAAGCCAAGAAGGATAGCTGCGATGAGTATGATTGTTTTCCTGTCCATAAAGAAGTCCGGAGAAAGCCTGACGAAACGAAATAAAGAAACAACAAATAATTACTATTATACACCATCTCCGGACTTCTATGTCACCGTGATAGTCCAGCCTTCAAAACCAAGATTGACAGAAGCAAATTCAAAAGCGGTTGCATAATCCTCGTATGGTCCGAAGCAGCGCTCGTCGCTCGTAATCACCCAGTAGTTGTAATACTTATCGTCCGGCATGCTACTTTACATTCAGATTCTTTGTTTCTCCCCTTTGCGAGCCCGTAGACGAATACAGTGATATATGGACCCATTTCGTCTTTCCCTGCATTTCAAAGAGAACCTGGTCGAACTTAATCTTGTTCTTGATGAGCCATTCCTTCACAAACTTGCCGAAGTCGTCAATCTTTCCGTTACCCGGAGTTAAATCTGCAGCGTATCCATTCTTATGTGCAGAAGTGGACACGCCGCCGACAGCCTTGTTCAGAGCATCGCAACGATAACCGGAATTGACTTTGATGGATGAACCCCAGGCAAGGCGAAGCGGCTCCAGAATCTTTTCCGTAAGCTCGGATAAATGCGCGACGATAGTGAACGAAGGGAAGTTATCAATCTTCTTCTTCGTAGCAACGTCAGAAGCGCACAGTTCCTTCAGAGAGAAATACTTGAAGTCAGCCATCAGTCTTCCTCCTTCTTGGCAAACTGTCCTTTGTTGTTACGGTTCTGATTCTGTGCGTTGACGCTTCTCTTACTCGGCACTACGTCAGGGCGGATTTCGCGGAGAGCATCACGGAGTTCTTCGTTTTCCTTCTTGAGCCGACCATTCTCCTCCTTGAGTTCCGCCATCTCTTTTTTTAATGTAGCGTTCTCGTCTTCCACAGATTGGACACTGATCCGTAAATCATCGACCATCTTTTTCAAGTCATCGATAGCTGGCTTGTAGATATCGTCAACAATCTTCTTGATGTTGTCCACCTGCTTCTCCTTGGCTTCTTCAACGGTCTTCTGCGCTTCTGCCTGCTCCTGTTTGACGTGCGATCTCACAGTAAGGAGTCTAATGAGCCAGCCGCCGCCTACCACGACAACCAGCCCATCAATTACGAATTGAATGATTTCAAGTGTAGACATGACTATAAGTTTTATTCTTCTTTATGTGTGCGCTTATACTCGGCAATGAAGGGGAAAGCCGAAAGTATGATACCGACGATACCAGCAATATTGAACAATGCTCCGTGTTCTACGCCCCAGTTGAGTGCACCGATACCGGAGATAACGCCGAGGAAGCACATCGCTCCAGCCGCAATGAAGCGAAGGCCCTCGTTATTTTTGATTTTGTTCCACATAATTATATAGTTCAATTACAGTGTCGGCACATCGTTCGGATCGAAAGTAGGACCGCTCATGGTATAGACGCCTCCACTTTCAGTGAACGTTGCAATCAAATTAGTATTTACAGTTCGTACACCGCCCTGACCGCTTGCAATCCTGACAACACTTGCAGAATAACCGTAAGTCCTATCAGGTTCAATCGGCATGATAATATACTCGCCAACCGGCAATTTGCTACTTGCATAATTTGCGGCAGTAGGTTTAGAGTAATATGTATCAAGATAATCTCCATCCATATCTGGCTTCGTAACACTGAAAGTGCTCATAGTGTACGGATCGAGATACAGCTTTACATATACTCCACTATTAGCGGCGGTTTCAGAATATCGATAACCAGCATCATATCTGTAGGCGGAAGTAGCTGTAGTGGGATCAATCGTTTCGTTACCGGCAAATCGATTCCCGGAAGAAGCAATAACTTTCAATTTCGTCCATTCGGGAACATTAATCGGACCATTATCCTTCATAAGACCACCAGGGCCCAAGTCATATAGAAGCGTACCGAGCTGAGAGGAGGAACCGTCACTGTCATAGAATTTCAGAACCGGAGAAGAATCACCCGATTCCTGCCCCATGATAATACGAACGCGCCCCTGGTCATCGTAGAATTTAATCAGTCCATCATCAATAACAATATATGAATTGTTACCAGCGTTCGTGGTCATGTGGTCCACGGTAAGGCCACCAATATAGGCCGAAGTCGCTACGAGAATCTGAGCGTAAACAGCTCCGAGATTCTGGAATACGCTATAGACACGACCCTGATTATACAGAAGCTCAGATTCGTTTCTCGTAGAAGCAATGGTATTCGTGTAGCTCGCGCTTGTGGGAAGCGACAAGTTCGTTCCAGAATAGCCACTTGCATAGGAACTCGAATAGTTCACGAGCAATAGGACAGGAGTTTCAACCGTACCAGTTCCAATAGGGTTGGAAATATTGAACGGATAAGGAACACGAGAAGGATAATATCCACTCGTAACAACAATCACATCACGGAACGGAGCGTCCTCCTCGAAGCCAGAGAATACGCGGTCATTACCGGTAAGCGTAACACCGCCGATTTCGCTCCAGTTACGAATACGGATAGGAAGCGCATCTTTACCATCTACACCATCAGTTCCATCAAGGCCATTGATACCGTAATGGGAATACAGGCGAGCCTTATTATTTGTAGTACCATACCAAGCGCTCCAGACTCCGTTCTCCTTCTTTCTCCAAGCAACCCAGCAGAAAGGATATTCTGCACTTACACCACCGGGGTCGTCAGTCCAACCTTCTGACGTGGGAACATAATCATCCGTATTTGGAGAAGATGCAGGCAGATTAGGCGCAGTCGCCGTTGCAGTAAGCTTGAAGATATATTCATAGCCGAAACCATCCTGACCCTTCCAGTATTTCCATGTATAATCAGCAGGGTCGCTACTATCAGAAACGGTATAATCCCAGTAAACACCGATGTAATCGCCGGGATCCTCGCCGTCATTACCGGAGAAGTCTGCAGAAGCGGGAGTAGTCAGGACTCGAGGATCGTTGGAATATTTGATATGAAGAATAGCGTTAGAGCCATTCGCGCCGGGATCACCCTTAATTTGTCCGCAATCCTCCCAAGAATCGCCATCCCAGACATAAAGATGACCATTTGTCGAAAGGATATAGCCATCTCCAATTTCATTATCCGTAGCAGGAAGATCGCCGACATTACTCACGGAACCCTTAATATTGACGCTCGTACCATCCTTACCATCTTCGCCTTTAACCTTCACAAGCATCCAAGTGCTTCCGGATTTATATGCACCATTACTGACTTCGCGCATGGCCATCCAGATGGTATTCTCATCAGCAGTATTGGACCACTGTGGATTGGTGTTGGCGGAAGTCGGAGAAGTCTTCACTGGAGCTGAAGGATTCTCGGCACTGGAAAATTCATAATCCATGAATTGACTATCGGCGACGAGTTCCGGAGTAGACCAGTTCGCGTCACTATGCGTATTGTCCGAAGCAAAAGTACGAGAGCTCATCCACACGGCGTCATTCCCAGAAGGGATACCATCGCTCCATCCATTAGCGGGACTCGGAACAGGAGAAGAATAATTACCACCAGATGGTCTATCCGGTTGAGACGCGGCCCTCTTGAACACAAAGCTCTTGAAAGAAGCATAAGGAAGAACCACATCTCCGATATTAATTATCGTCCACTCGCCCCAAGCACTTCCGGTCCAAAAACGAAGAGCCATCCAAACATCAGCGCCGGTACGAGTAGCGTGCCAATTGGCAGGTGTTGTAGCGGGAGTTCCAGGATTAGTCGCTGCCGCAGAGAACATCATCTGAGCAGATTCAGAAGGGACAGAAGGAGTAGTGCCACCACCAGATGCAAGGTTCTTGAACACGAACTCAAAAATCTTCGCGGTATTCGGACCGGAAGCATTGACAGTAACGCCAACTTCTCCACTCTCATCGGTAGTAACACTTGCTGTCGGAGTGCCGAATCCAGCCGAAGTTCCGGGGGTTCCAGAAGCTCCAGCAGGTCCAGTTGCACCCGCAGCACCAGCGGGGCCTTGCGCACCAGTATCACCCTTATCGCCTTTATCTCCTTTCAGCGACTGAAGAAACTGAAGCGGTGTACCCTCATTGCCCTGCTCAAGCCAGATATCATATGCAGACTTTCCATCTTCACCGTCGGCGATATCATCGGGAAGATAATCATGAATGAGCTTACGGACACCAACCTTCTTATTAATACCGCCCTGAACGATAGCAACAAGTTCATCTCCACTCAGAGCAGAAGCATTCGGAAGGTCAGTATCGCGAACACCGAGTGTCGCAAGCTGTTTCCGAATCTCTTCAATTTGGGCTTTGGTAAAGTATTTCATATCTTTCTATGTTATTTCTTTGTCGTAGATGACGTGCCTTTCATTCGGGCAATCTGTTTTTGAGCTTCGATTTTCTTGTACTCGATATCTTTCTTGTCTTTCCTTTCGTTTTCCTTTTCGTGTAACTCTCGATCAAACTGTCTGATTTGCTCAGCAAGTTTCTCTCTTTCGATATCAAGTTTTTCATGCACTAACTGCTCGTCGTTTTCCTCCGCATAGATACCGAGGCGGAGGTACTCGGCCTGGGAATTAATCTTCGCAACTTCAATCTTGGTTTCGTTGTCGCGCTGGTTGAGAACATCCTTCTGCTGCATCTCCATCTGCTTCGCCTGCATATCAGCCTGGATTTTCTGCTGCTCAATCTGCTGTTGCTGCTGGGCGGCTTCCTGCTGCTGGGCCTGAATCTTCTTTTCAGAATCTTCAATAGCACGAATCTTTTCCTGCATCGAAAGCGAAGAATACATCTTCAAAAGCGTAGAGAACGGCATACCGTTCTGAGCCATAGCCTGACCGATGGTGTCAATCTGGGAATTCAGCTTCTGCGTATCCTGCGAGTTATCAACGACAAGACCATAATCGCATTCGCAGAATTCATCGCCATCAATCTCCATAATCTTTCGGGAATAATCCGAAAGGATATATTGGAACTTCTTGCTTCTTCCACGGAGTGCCGCCTTCGCATACTCAATAAAGCATTCGATAACTCGCTTCTTGGTATCGTCGTGCTTCTGGAACAGCCAGTCTGTGATATACGAAGACTGCAGGACAGCCCTTTCAATGCCGCCTACAGTCTCACGATTGTATGTGTTTCCTTCCCGCTGGCGATTGATACCGACAAGATCCGACATCGCATCCTTCGTCCACTGAAGCAGATTCATGTAGTTCTGGATGGACTGTCCCCAGTCAGCATCGACATAGCCTTTGCTCGCATTATTCAGACCACCAGCCAGCTTTCCGGTAGCCGCACCCTTGTTTCCTTCATTGAACGAATCCTTGATGAGAACCTTGTTGGCGCGGGCAAAATACATCCATTTCTCAACCTCCCAGTTCTTCGGCTTCATCGCAAGATCCATCTCGAGAAGCTTTCCCCAGTTGGTAGCGATAAGGTCAACAAGTTTCGCGTGGACGGCATCGTACATATAGTTGTACGGCTTCATCATATCCACGAGGGAATAAGGACGCGATTCGTTGAGGTTATAGATGGTTCCGATAATACCGAAATGACATCTCGATGGATTGGAGATGCTGTTATGCTGGACAAGACAAGGACGCATCTGAACGTAGATGTGGTCGCCAATCTTCGTACCTTCCCAAGCTTCGTTCACCCAAAGCGGAGTAGCTTCCTCGCCAGCCGCCTTATCGGGGATATAGGTCTCCGGGTAGAAGTCGAACACTTCCTCGCCGGTAACAGGGTCATAGGATTTGACCTTGAATATCTTTCTCTGGGACTTCCACCAGACGTGGATAACGCGGACATTGCCAGCCACATCATAAGGAAGAAGGTTCGTTCCGAACCCGCCGTTCAGTTCAGGGAACGCATCATATACATAATGGAGATTATCGCCGTTGATGTTGATTCCGTTCTCACCGACGAATGCGCCCTGCATGAAGGGATAGGCGTCGTTCACGCTGCCTTCAGGAAGTGTGGGTTCGGAGCCGCCGAATTCGGGAATCTCATCGGAGAGCCACTTGACATCTTTCGCGGAAAGATCATCATAATAGGTATCCAGAATCCTTCCACGGCTCCAGTAGTCCTCGTAGATGATGACATCGGCATCTTCGATACGGTTCGAATAACCTGTTCCGAAAGCGCGAAGCTTGATAGGATTCGCCCTGTCAACAAACGGTTCGCCACCAACGATTCCGAGCATATAGATTTCCTGACCGACACAGGCGTCAACGAAACCGTCGTTGAACTTCTGTTTCCAGTTCTGCTCCTTGGAGTAATGATGGATAAGCTCATTTGCCCGTATCTCGCGCAGGTCCTGCCAGTTGTAGTTGTAATACTCCTGGGTTTCCTGCATCTGTTTCTGGGCCTGCTGGTCATCTATTCCAGCATCTTCGACGATGTTCTGGACAGTCTGGAAAAACTCCTGTTTCTTCTGTTCCTCAATCTGCGAAACGGAATAAGGATTGGTGACAATCACCTTCCAGTCAAACACGCGGGCTGCTTCCTCGCCACGAAGCGTGTTTATCTTGGAGTTCATTATCGGATAATGCTGGATCTTGTCCGGAATGAAAGCGGAAGCAATGTTGCCCGGATTCAAGACAGCCGCGATATCCTCCATGTGGATGATGCCGTTCAGAAGGTCATAGTTGATCTTCAGGTTGACGGTACTCGTCCTTACCGGAGAATAGTTAAAATATGAACGCACGCATCCCCAGTCCACACACTTCTTACGCCAGGCATCTCCCTTCGATTTGAAGGGCAGCCTCTGGGCGGGGAACGTTGTCGTACTTAAATCCATAAATCTGCACAGTTTACATGGCGAATTTATCTTTTAATCCACCACGAACTACGCAGATAAGCGAAACGCTTACTGGTCGAAAGTTGATTTATATTGAGGTCCTAACTTTTCGAGATGCCGCTTCCAATCCTTGTCGAAGAAATCGTCATCGGAATCATCCGGTTCGGTCTTCTGCACCTCATCGCCATCGCCGTATAGGATTTGATACTGATGACGATAAAGCATGACTTGCATAAGGGCGCTGACCCTATCCGTATTTGCGCCACCGCCATACGAAATCATTTCCTGAATCATGGCTCTGCTCCATAACCTATAAGCGCCAGGAACCAAAACAGTCTGTACTTCCCCATTTTCGTCAACCTGTTGTTCGACAGTTTCTTTCAAGAGCCAGTCGCGAATCAAATCCTGAGCGAAAGCGATAATGGCGGGTAGTGCCTGAACGCCCTTACTTGAAGAACCCGTAGTAGAATACTTCACCATCTCCCGCTCCTTAAGGTACTCTGGGCAGTCGGCGAGCATGTGTAATGAGTGTTTCTTCGCAAAATACGCATAAACATTTTTCTTGTTCGCCTCAGGCATACACTTAGCGTTATAGAAACGGCACATCAACCAAGCCATACGGCAGTTATCCTCATTAAGCGGAAGCCGACCTGTATATTCGGCGACCGGAATATCCTGAAATAAGTCAAACATTACACAGGAAAATAACGATTCCGAATCTGCCTCTTCATCATTTTCAACTGGGTCAATACCTAAAACGTATCTGTTCGGAGTGTTTTCGGTCCCGGGTGCAGGCATCTGGAAAATCTCCAATGCACCATGAACTCCAATGGTATTCTTATGGTTCTTGTTTATCGGCCATTCACGAATTGGAATATCATTCGTCGTTATGAACTTCACACTACCGCCAGATTCGATAAGATTACCGATATACATCTTATCATAAAAATGAGGAGACTGGTCTATCTGGCGCAGGCGTTCATTCAGCAAATCCGTCGGGAACAATCCACGGCGAACACGAAGAATTGCTTCTTCAGGGGTTATAGGACGCTGAGCTATGACACTAAGCAGTGTTTCTGGCTTCGACTTGCGAACACTGTTTCTATTATTCAAGATAGCAAGAATAGACTTAATCACATCAGAATTGCCATCCTTATCCATGCATCCAGTGCGAGAAATATAAGAAGGAAAGAAATATCCGAACTTATCTCTACCCTTTCCGCTCATATCATACACGTTCTCTATTGCATAGATTTCATATGCGTCCGGATCATACAGTATCTCCCTTGCTCCAGAGAAATCCGAATCCTTATCGCCGGCGGTTCCAACGAGATATATCAGGGCGAACACTTCTTCACCATCCTTTACCGAGTCACGAGTATTATTATATGTGGCGAGTAGATTTTTGAACGAGCCCATTTCCTCAAATAGGATAAATCCTCGTTTACCACGAACCTTCGCTTCGTCATCCTTGACGGCTACGCCCATAACAGAGTTTTTTGAACCATCGTTTACCCCATTTGAATTTATCCTTCCGGCAATCCATAGCATATCGGACGGTCTATTGGTGCTGAGAAGACGAGGAAACTCCGTATTCGAAGCAACAAAATCCTTCATCTTGACAAATTTATCAAGAGTACCATCTTTTTGGGAAAGATATTCTTTCGTATAACCGGCAAGAATCGTAGTAACTTCAGTCTTTGAAAACTCATTTTCACCAAGAACGAGATTGTGTGACATTATCCCACCAAGAGTGTAAGATTTACCAGCTCCTCGACGAGCAAGTTCGATACAATGCTTATGTGCTTTGCGAGCTTGGTCTATATAATGAAAACGATAGTAAACACCCTCCCAAAATAATGGGAATCCTGGTATCTGCGCAGATATTCCAGTCTTTGGGTCTTTCTTCGTAATCTTAATACGACAATAATTCAGATACCAGTACATAAGTCCGGGTATCCATTCGCCGTCAGATTCCCTTACATAACCTTCCCTGCATCGTTTCGCTTCCTCCATAATCCATTTGCCATACTCGCTTCGCGGATTCGGATTCGGTTTAAGAAAAGTATAGCAACCATTCTCCTCATAGAATTTTGCAGCTGGACGGAAGAAATCCGTATTCTCGAGGATGTGTGGATGGGCAATATCGACTATAATCTTACCATCTCCGTCTCTCGGCAGGTCTTTCGCTTTGGGCCTATCTGGAGAAATCATCCATTGCAGGAGTGGGACATTATTCATAAAATCCAAAAATTGCTCCCTGACCCAAGGGTCGAGAGAAGCAATTAAGGATTCCGTAACCGGAGTTTGGAATTGATTAGTTGGTATAAAAACAGTGTCAGTCATTATATGTTTTCATATACCGCCTGTTCAGCATTACCACGAGCCGCATTCTCTGATTCGAAGTCTCTGGCAAGTTCCTTTTCGGCAACAGCAAGCATCTTGGACAATTCAAGACCCTGCTTGATTGCACTTGTCACTGAAGAAATTTGATATAGCGGTCTTCCCTTTTCGTCAAGTGTCCTCGGATCAGCCTCACGGAAGAATGCACGAACGTTATTAATTCCATATCGAATATCTTCAATCAGAAGAGCAGATGTCGTAACCGCGAGTTTTCTGTACTGGTCCATTGCAGCAACAAGCAATTCGCTCGGCTTCCAATCATCATCAAACCCCTCCTGGGCCTTTACTTCTGAAGCCCGTTCGGATTCATCGGTCAGATACATATACGAACTTCGCGGATCGCACATGAACCAGAGATAGGAAATCTGCTTCCAAAATTCCTCCTTCTTCTTGGATTTATCTTTCTCGAACAATTCACGGATAGGTCTGACAAGCAAAGCTTCGTCAGCAATCTTGAATTCAAGTCCATCAAATTCAATTAGCTTCATAAGAGGAGGAGTTATCAGAAATTCCCGTAGCAGTAATCTGATCATTCCACCACGGGGTGCATGGTGTCGCGGGCGGATAGACAGGAGTAAACGGATTCGGACCCGGACTGGGTGCGACAATCGGCTCAACGGAATCCATTTCCGCAAGGAGCTCGGCGAGACGCTCCTTCGGCAGGCACATATAATCTTCTTTGGTAAGTTTCATTTCTGACATCTCCTACTTTATTACCAAGCGGGTGCCGCTGCAGGACAGGAAGGATACTCAAGATGAAGAGATCCTTTTTCTAACAATCCGTGGTATACACACCTGTCAGTAAGGGCCTGAAGATAATCCCTCATGGAGTTGAACTGACGATGAAGCATCTGCCACTCTAATTCGCTGAACTTTTTATTCGGATCAGAGAAACAATTGGCTAACTTAAGAGTTCTTTCAAGGAGTTCCGTTCTTTCTTCCAGAAGACGCTTCTCCCATTCTTCGGCTGGTCTACTTTCTGTCATGATTAATCGTTATGTTTATTTTCATTGAAGTAAAATAAAAGCACGGCGGGATATATAAAGGGGCATATGAATACTAAAGCACTTCGCGTGAGAATCAAATAAGCTCTCCCTGCGTACCTCGCGGCAGACTTTTCCGTGCTTGGTTTGTTACTGCAATAATCCTCCTTCGTCTACCTCGTATTCCTCAACGACATATTCGATATCGCGATCCTGAAGGAACAGATATTCTACATCTTCAATGACGATGATAGGAACCTCGACATCCCAGTTCTGATTCATAAACTGCTTGTTCTCGGCTTCGTCGATTGCGCCTGGGACATGTTTCACGACCTGATAACGGCTGAAATTGATCTTGACGATATCGCCTTCCTTTACGTCTCTGACAGTACCGCCGACGGAAACGACAGTTTGATAAGGATTCAGGCTACCGTCCATTTTGCGCGTGTCAAGGATAAGACCACCCTTCTTTGCAGACTGGGTGCCAACATATTTCTTCGCCGTAGTGATGACTCCGGTAAAAAGCGGACGAACTTTCTTGATTACAAATGCCATAGTTATTTTTCTTTCGGAATGACCTGTCGGGCTGATTTCTTTCCATCTTGCCCGACAAGCCAAACGCGTTCATACATTTCTTTTCCTTTACGTTTTTTAAGCGGAGGAGGAGTTTGACCGGAGAGGATCGCGGCAGCCGTGCTTTCGATTTCACTCTGAGTCACCCGTCTCCGGTACGAACTCCTGGGAACCATATCTATCGTTTCCGATTCGTTGGCTCTCCACTTCAGATACTTGCTGTACACAGGCCCGAGTCTACCGATGAAAGGTATCTGCCTGACCTTGACAAACCGTTGGAACCCCTCGCTGGAATAAATCTTTCTCGGCGTGTCAAACGGGAGCGACTTTGCGTCTTGACACAAAACACTGAAAAAAGAGTCAACAACCTTCTTTACTTCCGTTTCGGTCAGGCAATACCTATCAGCCAATGTACGGCATCTCGCACTATCCTTGCTGTTCCTGCCCATTGATGGGATTCGCAGAAGATGACCAGTCAAAGATGATGCTCAGCATAAACCTCGGATCTGTCGTAGTGTGCGGGATGTACTTCGGATTGATGTCTCCGTTCACGATGACTTCCGCTTCACGAAGTTTCGCGAGAATCATCTGGAAATGAGCCTGCGACATCTTCAGCGACTCGCGCATATCCTTCCGTGACGTATGTGACCAGAGTACTTCCTTCAGCATTTCAGGGTCAGGAATACTGTCCTTCAATTTGAAATACTGGGCGATAATCCTTGCCGCGACATCACGCTCACGCGAAGTGAGCTTATGGAACGGCGTAAGGAACTCGAACCACATACGATAGAACGAGACATTCGTACACTTCAGGAAGATGACGTTATTCGGTTTCATCCGTCTTCTCCTCGGATTCAACCGGTTTCATCATCTCGGCGAAGGAATACAGCGCATCCTGAATATGCTTCGCGGTCCATTCCACGAACTCATTTTCATACATCTCAGGATGTTCCATCACCTTGAACAGCATCGAAAGGAAGAACGACGTGTAGTCGAAATCCTTGTTGTTCAAAGCCTGCATCGCCTTCTGGTAGGCGTCCACCAGCTTCTGATACTGAAGATGAAGCTCACCGAAGTTCTTGGCGAGTTCTTCATAGGTAAGTTTTTTCTGTTTTTCTTCCATAGTCTTTCTCTGTTGAATGATTATCTGTATCTTGCTTTCAATCTCTTGCTTGTTCTGCCGGATTTGTCCTTTCCTACGGTTCGCAAGGCTCCACTTCCTCTGGACAAGGCCCAGTCGAGCCATCGCTCGAATTCGTCATCAGTTCCAGTATGTATCTCCCCCGTCCCAAATATTCGGCAATACGAAATACCAACAAGCCCGAGGAGCCTGACGGCGATTCGTCCGAAGGTATGAACAGGAGCTGTCCTTTCCTCAGCAAACACGAATCCGTATCCGTGCAACCGTTCTTCTCGCTGTCCGAGACGGTTGAGTCTGAGAAAGGCTTTACGCCCGACGGAAGCGTGGTAGTCTTCCCTGAAAAGCCTGTATGCCTGGTCTGCGTCATCGCAAAGCCGTTCTCCATAGTAGATTCTTCCATCTTTCCTTACAACTTCTGCCATTCTATCTCCTTCCTTCGCTTCTCCCTTCGCTGTTCTTCGGCAACCCACTCGTCCATCGTACACTGTCCGACATCCGTCGAGTGGCATTTACCGCAGTAGGAGCCATCCCACATATCACTCGCAAGCGTCTCGTCGACAACTATGCAGAGGGAGTGGCAGCTCCTACAGTAAAAAACAAGTTCATCATCAATCTCAACCATTTCTACTCTTCGGCGAAATATACCAACGTGTACGTTCCGTCATTCGACTGGAAGATATTGACTATGTGCTCTTGCGGTATCGCATGCGCGTTTACGAAATCATTGATTTCGCGCATACCGTTTTTAACGATTGTGAACATTTTCATGGCTAATTCCTCTTGTTACCGCAAAGATAGCCAAATGCTTTCTAAAATAAAAACATTTTTGTTTCATTTATTCTAACAGAATTAGTTACAAGGTATGCGGATAACTCTGCCTGCAACCAAATTCACAGACAACATCTATCAGAGCCCTGACCGAATCACCGGATATATATGCCGGTATCTCTGAATCAAGACGAACGCCCAAGGATTTCGCTATCGCATCAGCAAGATGTCTTATTTCGTGGGTAAGACTATCCTGGAATTCTGCACCTGAAGTTGTTGGACCGATAAGAACGACAGCCCTTCGTTTGTTCTGGTTAGTATAAGTAAAACCGCAATTATAGTCGCATGACAGCATCAGATCCTCCGCTTGTTCCATGATATAATCCGGTGCATAAGCGTCGTAAAGGCAAGCCAATACTCCATCAATATCATATCGCTTTGTCGCAAAAAGGAAATCGACTGTCCAACGCCCGATGGCAATGACACGGTGAATCATATTCGTATATTTTTATTATATTTGTATTATAAAAACCATTTAATAGAAACGCTATTATGAATGACAATTCCTATAAAATCTTTCGTGTTAACGAACACGAATACAAGGTGTTCTCAAATGGAGACATCGTATCATTGCCATATAACACAAAAGGTTGCGTAATCGGACTAACGAAAGAGAGAATGATTAAACCATTTATTGATAAAAATGGGTATACGAACGTAGAACTTGGTGGCATAACATACAAAATGCACTATCTTATAGCGTCATTATTCATCGATAACCCGAATAACGCTCCGCGAGTTATACATATTGACGGCGACAAATCAAACAACGCTGCCTCAAATCTTAAATGGTCAGATAGTATCTCTAAAAATCAATCATCACTACCGATACCTAATTATTCTTTCTCATTAGCGGATTTACAAGATGAAGAGTGGAAAGCCATTTCAAATACCAATAATCATTACTTCATAAGCTCATATGGAAGGGTAAAATCATGTCATAAAAGAACAATAATTCTTTCCCCAAAAATCAATTCATATGGCTACGCCAAAATTGCAATCGTTAAAAATGGCAAGCGAGTTGACATCGCAATACATAGGCTCGTCGCATCAGAATTTATTGGCGACTGTAACGGATACGAAATTGATCATGTTGATGGAAATAGATTAAATAACAATATGAACAATTTGCGCATCGTTACACATACGCAAAACATGAACAACCCGCTTACCACAATTCAACTAAAAAAGCGGAAAGGACCAATGACGGGACGACTCGGCAAGACAAACCATTTATCCAAACCAATATATGCAGTTAGCGATTCCGGAGAAATTCTCGAGTTTGAAGGAAGCTGGGACGCCAACAGAAAAGGATACAATTACAGCTCTGTTCAAGCGTGCCTTCACGGAAGGCAAAAAACATATAAAGGATTAAAATGGTTTTTTAGATAAGGTCGCTCCAGATAATCGGAATACCCTTTCCATTGCAGTCTGCAAGGAACCTGTCAAATACTATCCCGTCGTAGCCGTCTTTGTCGTCAATAGTATCCTTGACATAAATGAGAGCGTGCATCTCATCAACCACAGAGCTGCCGAGATAATCGCTAACGCACATGTGAAACGAAAATACCGCATCGTAACCTTTGTCATTTTTCAATTCAATCCCTCTGGAACGAAACAAAGAATCAATTTGCTCCTTTGAACGCATAGGCACTTTGTTCCCATTCATATCTCTCATGTTCGAAACAGCCCATTCGCACATCTTGCGAGAAAAATGATGTCCGTAGTTCGAGAGATATGCATCCATTCCTTCCGGAAGAATATCGTAGTAATCCATTCTTGTCATAGCAATAAAGATTAGGGGCGAGTTTCCCCGCCCCAGTTAATTACATACGACGACGATAAGACTTGCGTTCACGAGGTTCATCCCACTCTTCGCGGTCATCGCGCTCGTCATAGCTGTACTTATCTTCCATTTCCTCGGACAGTTCGCAGAGCATCTCGATGCCTTTCTTCGCCATCTTCAGGGCTTTCTTGTATTCGTAGAGATCATCGCCTCCACGCTTCATGATATGTACAATACCCATAGCCAATCCTCCTAACCGTTAGAAGTTGTAGAAGCGGAAGAAGTGCGGGTCAGTGCAGTCACCTGACTGAACAGCGGAGCAAGATACGCTTCGAGCTGCGCAGTCTGTGCGGCGTTGTCAGCCTGATTGCGGAGCTGAGTGATGATATCGCCCTGCGTGTTAATCTTGTCCTGCATATCGCGCTCGCGTGCAGCACAGAACTCAGAGATGGTAGTGGTCTTCAGGTCTGCGATAGCGTCCACGATACGCTGGTTACCAGAAGTGATAGCGCCGGTCAGAGCATTGGTCTGCTCGATAGTACGAATCTGATTCTGATAACCCTGTTCGGTGACAAGCTGTTTCATAGAGCAGCAGCATTCACACAATTTACTCTGCATAGCTGCGTTTCCGCTTTCGATAGCATTTACAATCTGCAGGGAAGACATACCGGTCTGGGTGGAAAGATTCGCGATACCGTCACGGATACCCTGGACACCAGCATTGACGAGATTGAAGTCCTGACCAAGCATGGTAGCAAGATTCTGAACAGCAGAACGGGAAGCTTCGCCGTTGGAGTTGATAGCAGCCATCAGAAGGTCACGACCATTGTCATTGTTGATCTGGTTGGAAAGGAAACCGGCACCACCGGCGTTACCTCCGCCGAAGCCGCCATAACCTCCCCAGCCATTGCCGAAGAACAGACCGAGAAGGAATCCGAGGACACCTCCACCGAGTCCACCCCAGTTACCACCGAAGCCGCCATTGTTCATAGCAGCCATCCAAGCGGGAACAGTCCCGCCGTTGTTTTCTGGATAGAAAAAAGTTTCGTTAGCCATTTTGCTTTAGTTTTTTGCAGTTAATTACTTTAGTGTTTCGTTGCGCAACTACTGCAAAATTATAATGGCTTGCTCATAAAAGACAATAATGCTAAAGCCCCTGCAAGTCATTGGCTTACAGAGGCTTATAATAGCATCGAGTTTTATAACTTCTTTAAATCTTTCTTATACCAGCGAAGCTCCTTAAAGCCTGGCACCTTCTTCCCCTTTGGTATCTTTCCTTCCCGTACAAGATTATCGAATTTCGCTCGGCTAATACCGAGATATGTATATGCCTGATACTTACTCATAGGCAAATCCCGCCTGGCGACTTCCTTCATCACCTTTGCAATATGCAATGCTTCTTCTTCGGTGAGATTGGAATTACCGGCATCAATATCATCTACGATCCGAAGCAGGACTTCTTTCAACGCTTGCAGCATTTCTCTTTTCTATAATAATACAGCGCAAGGTATGCGAAGATACCAGATATAAGAAGATAAACCCCGAACATCGCCCTGTCACTGACCGGAATCCAGATATAATAATCAATAAGATTCAAAATATCGGTAACGAGAATATAATGAAGAAACATCCGATGGTATGCACAAAACTGAAACACATACGAAACAAGATAGAAAAAAGCGAGTGGGATAAACGAGACGCCACCGAACAATGAAAGGATATCGCATCTAAACCCATAGAAGCTCAGACAAGTATTCAGTAGCGCACAAAATGCAAGGAGCATCGGAATTACTTTCAATGCCCCAAGCGTCAATTTATACCAGCTTTTACTTACAGATTTTTCCACCTTTTCCAAGCCTGTTGCCATCAACACGGAATCCGGCACGAGGAAATATCGTCTGGTTTCTCGTCACCTTCTTACTCACAGTGGTTTTCTGTTTCGGTTTCTGTTTCTTTTCCGCCATATCATTTTAGTTTATATGCCATTCTGTATTGCTGTAAACATAATTCTCAACTTCGAAATCAGGATAAACCCAAAGGATTTCAGGTTCGATTTCGAGATAAGGCGTAGGAAGGATCTGACCACAGAAGTTGTCTATCTTGACGAAAATCGGAACATTGCAGCTGGATGCTTTCGCAAGGAGTTTCGCATACGCGAAGTCTATGTTCGCGTCAAGGCTTGATACAGGCTGGACAACAAGACGAATCCTCGTCCTGGTCTTCTTTACAATCGAATAATCGACAGAAAGAGAACCGACACGCTCCACGCAGGTACATAATCCTCCGCTAATCAGTTCGACATCTGCGCGAAGACATCTCATCACTTGACGGGTCTTAGCGGTCCGAGAGAAATAGATTCGACTTCCTTGCGATTATGGTCGGCGAAATCGTTGTCCGGTATATACGCCGTAATCACCATTCGCATTACGCCAGGCTTCAGATTCTCCGTGTTGACAAGAAGATAGTATTCGCCGTCGAGACCCTCCTTCATGTCACTTTTGTTAAAATGCAACGGAGGATTGTCTCCGCAATAGAAGTCTATCTCGTAATTGTCATCTTTCTGGCTAAACCCTTCAGCAGTCAGGGTTATCTTGAACTTCAAGTCTTCACCGACATAATATCTTCCTTCGTTCATAGCGTATTATTTTATAAACAGCAACGCGATGTTACCGATAATCCAGTAAAGCAGGTTATGATACCATCTCAATTCGTAGTTCAAGTCGCAGTCGGCGGTCTTGTCACGACGGATATGGAGGGAATAGGCCAATGTATGTGTGGCCCACTCCCTCTTGATTGAACCCTCGCTCCGATGCCAAAGGCGACAAGTCGGATGCAAGGCGCGTATCGAACTCAACTCCCGCGAATACTTTGCCTTGGGAATGAGGTAGGAATCGATAATCTTTACCCTATCTCCGAGAATCTTGTATCTCATGCCACAAGCAAGTCAAGTAGGTAGAATATTACAAGGCACAATGCGAAGAACCCGACATAGATGCCGACATACTTGAAGACTTTCTTCCAAGTCACATGTTCCTTGATGTAGCGGAAATCATCCTTGATGCCCTCCACGAACCACCGTTTGCCATACTTGTCTTTGTAATCGTCAACCCAATGGTAGGCAATCTGTCCGAGCGAGAAGGTAAACACCTCCAGAATGACGGTCACGAACGCCCATCCGAAGATGCACTTCATTACATGACCGAAAACGCTCATCCCTGCCTCAATGGGGGAATAGATGCCGACGAACACGAAAACGATGGCAGACACTACTGCGGTCAACGCAAAGGCCCGCTTCATAAATTTGAACTTGTCCATAGTAGTATTGTTTTAGTTTTTTTCATTAAGTTGGTATCGTCCCGTCCTCGTTCAGTTCGTATATCTTACTTGCATAGTCGCTCCATTTTGCCGTCGATTTGTATGCCGCTAAAATAGAGTGGTCGGAGGAATATGGGACATATATCTTTTTCTTCCCGCTACCACTCCCCGCGAATGTATTTGTTGCCGGAAGATTTGGCGGTGATGTCCGTCTAACGACGACATTCCCAAGGTTGGACGTATCGTAGAATGATGCATTTGCGATGCTCGTCACCTTGCTGGGGATTTCAATGGAGATAAGCGCCGAGCATTGGCGGAAGGTGCTGTCGTTTATCGTCGTAAGGTTTGGAGGAAGGGTTATGCTCCGCAAGGCCGTACAGCCCCGGAACGGGGAGTTGGGGAGCGTCTTTACGCCCGTGAAATATACAAATTCATCAAACGACGTTATTGCCGTGTTATAGCGGAAATTAGTCCCGATCGAAGTGACTGCGGCAGCCTGGCTTGGTTTCAGCCCGATCCCGTCACCCCACTTTGTCGCACATATCTGCTCGACGGTGGCGTCTGCGAACACAATGTACGGTTCCGGCACCCCTTCCTGATTCACCGTCAATTGGCGTATTATACTCCCCGTTGCGAACGTAACAACCTTTGTCCGGGTTGTGTAACCCGTGTTTGCATCGGAGGTGACGGCCACGGTCTGGTCGCCCTCCGATGCGTTGCGGGTGAGGTAGATGTTGTCTCCGGACCCGTCCCCCCAGGGTATGGTCGTAACAGCCATTTAGGAGATCGTCCAGTTGGTGTTGGAGGAGACGGAGACACTTTGAGCCGGAGTACCAGCAGCAGGAATCGTGATAGTGGTCGGGCTGATGGTGAGGTAAGCGTCGCCAGCGGCTTGGGTAATCGCGCAAACGACGGCATCGGAACTACCGCTATTCGGCGTAACCGTCAATTGGCTTGTCTTGGAAGAAATCGTTGTATTCTCGGCTATGTTCGAGAACGTGATAGAGAATGTGTATTGTTGGGTAGCGCCGGGGTCTCCCGTAATGGCCGAGCCGATGTAGGTGATGATTTCTCCTATTTCCATGGTATTTGTTCTTTATGTGGGGGCCCGGAGGCCCCCTGGTCCTGATCTGCTAAGTCAGTCAATTAGGGCCGAAAGTGGGTTACTTCTTCGTGGTTGTATAAGTTGGCGTGGAAAGTGGCTTGAACATCTTACAATGCGTTCCACAATTCCGTATATCACACCCGGCAAGGCAACCCTTTTCGTAGTCATACGGGATGCCGTTGTTATCCGTTACCACCCTTCCGAAGAAGTGTTTGCAGTTTATCATAGTCATTCAATTAGGGCCGAAATTGATTGAGTTATGCCATTACGGAATCCATATAGGCGATTCTCTGCGTCACCCAATCGGCGATGATGGCGATTGAATCTATATCTCGGTTATCACCGATATATCCGGGGCAATCCGGCCACCTGGAGGCGTTCCGTTTATAGGCATCAAAACCTACCCACTTCGCCCATTCATCAAACAGGCCGATGATGTTCTCCGGGGTGAAGATACCGATGGACTGCAACTCCTTGTACCGAGCCTTGATTTCATCCGCATAGATGCTTTCAAGTGCGACAAACCACGGCATAGACCGGGCCTTCTGGTTGTAGGTGTTGCTTGTTGGCGGATAGTACGGGGTGTAAATGCCGGAAGTCTTTCCACCGAATCCGTTGAACGAGTTGTTCATATCGTACACCATAGGCGAGAAATGAATCCCGTCCCAAGTGCCGTACAGGGTGTTTCTTGACCACGAATCCCACACATTACATACATACATCATAAGATAGCAGTCAATGAAATCCTGGATGTTCAGCAACCCTTCAATGGTAGATTTCGGAGTGGATGCGGTGATGCCCCACAGGGCGGTCTCCCAATTCACGATGGCGGTCTTGACCGGGCCATCATTCGGCTCTACACCCTCCGGGAATGACGGGTTTCCACTATCGGATTTCGGGTTGCGGATTTCAACACCCGTCCAGGAGAACGCACCACTATTGGAAAACCAATTCTGTGCGTCAAGGAAGATGTGGTCGGTGTCGCTCTTGTTGAACTGATAATTGTCGCGGTGTTTCTTCAACCGCCACACATACAACCCCCAATAGACACCGTTGATGTAGAGTTCAATGGGGAAACCGTCCACCCGGCACAATGCGTTTCCTCCGAAGAATCCCCGGTAGTTGCCTCCGAAATCGTTGTGGAACAGGAACGGTCTTTCCTCCGTTGCCTTGCGTGTCATATAAATCTGCTCCATCATTTGGTTGCAGACCCAATCCCGGCACTTGATGAAGTCCTCATAAAATGCCTTGAGATGGAACGAATCAAACTCCAACCACTTGCCGAACTTGTGCTTGTTGGCGGTGTCAATGCCGAAGTTCTTTTGTGCATCGGCGAGAGATGTATTGCCTTGATAGTTGATTTCTATCCTGTCCGTGAAGTTGATGGACTGCGATGAAAATTCAAGGATTACATCGTCCGTGTCCACACTACCAACAGGGTCTCCTGCTGCGTATGGGTTTGTGGTGTAGGTCAATGGGGCAACCGTGTTGTTGGTTGCGTCCGGGGTCAGCAGTTCCGAAACGATGTTCACCTTCGGGACATCGGTTGGAAGTCCGAAGTCCATCGCCCTCCGGGTTGTCCCCGACCCGACCCCGGCAAGGATTTCTTCAAGAGTTCTTCCGTTCCCGTCAATGACGGCCTTCGTGGAAGTCCTCGGATATACGGGATTCTCGTTCCCGTCTTGGTATTGTACTATCATAGTTTACGCAATTACACTGAATGAACCAAGCCCGTCTGCGTGGGAGTTCCCGTAGAACTTTTGTCCCACCTTGTCCCAAAGGCCGTTCTCCCCGGCAAGGTGTGCATTACCGTCCCAAGCAGAAGTCCCAGGAATGTCGGAAACGAGAGTGCAGGGAACGAGTTTCATAACCGTCTCACTACCTACAATGATTTCATATCCATGGAGTGTCATGTTTAGGGCAAGATAGCCTGCAGCACTTCCTCCTGCAAATAGGTGGATTGGCCTATCCGGGTCAGTTGCGTAGAAAGTCCCAAAATCATAAGGGAAGAAAATAGATTCGTCCCTGTCGGTTACGAAACCGGACATCGAAATTTCTTGTTTATATCTAACTCCGGTTGTCAGTTGGGTTGTTGATGCTGCACCGACACCCGTGTCTGATGTTGTATCGCTACCGCCAAAACGAACTGCCTGTTTTGGCGTTGCTGCGGTTGTTACGATGGTGAGCATGTGCCTCGTTGTAGGATAGGACTCTCCACGATATGAGCCCCAAATATAACGATAAGTCGGGGTGGCAGTCGCAGTCGGGAGGGTATTGACAACATAGTCATACTTGATTTTCGTGTTACGATTGCTCACAACATACCCGGTGTTGATTCTCGCCACACCATCGCCGACAAGTCCGGACTTTTCCTCATACACCATTCCATAGGAAACGGTTACCGTCTTTTCTGCATAGATATTGCTATCTGCTGTGGAAGTGGCACGAATGACAACAGAATTTGAAAATGCCCCGACAAGAGGGGAAAGTTCCCCGGTTTCCGCATTGATTGATGCGTATGTGCCGCCGGAAACGATAGACCAAACGATGCCCCGTTGCGAAGTGTTCGCAGGGAAATAGTTCACCTGGTAATAGGACGGCTCGGTGATTGAGTCCTCCCCGATTATAGTGATGGAACGGACGGGAACACCGTCTTGAAGTGTTACCTTTCCAAGATTTGCATCTTGAAAACTGACATTGGGAATAATAACTGCGATACCCATAGTTGTATGATTTTATTCGTTGATAACTTCTGCCTTGAAGATGTTCTTCGCCCTCGCACCGTCATTGTCCACGATGAAACCGATATTGAGGTTTTCATCCACAACCGCGAATCCGTCCTCGTTGGTGTTCACGAAGGAATCTCCAAAGAATCCGGCCTCCAGGAGCGCCTGGACAAAGTGTGCAGACACCTTCGCCGCGTCAAATCCGTCTGCGGTATATTTCATCACCACATTCAGCAGTTCATCGGTAAGGAAGAATCCGTCCGGGACGGTGGCAGGAAGAAGCGCGGCCATATCGTCGTACACTTGATGGATTTTTCCCTCAAGCACGACACCCTGCTGGGCGGACAGTCCCTTGGTCGGATCGTTCGTCGTGAGGTTGTTGACGAGCTCGTAGGGATAGTCCACGGAGCTGCCCGTGTTGCCCTGCATACCCTGCGGGATCGTGACGTTCAGGACGGGGGCCTCCGGGATGCCAGTGATCGTCACCACGACGGGCGTTCCAGGCTCGCCGGTGGTCACGGTGCCGACCGTGATGTTGGGAGTCGCACCCACCAGGCCTTTCGGGATGGACAGGTTCAGCACGGGAGCTTCCGGGGTGCCGGTCATGGAGGCGGCGGCAGGGGTGCTTGGATCTCCGGTTGTGACGGTGCCGATGGTAATGTCGGGAGTTTCACCTGTTTCCCCCTTCAAGGAAGCAAGCCATTGCTCTTCCGTACCCTCGTATCCTTCGTCAACTGCAACCTGGTATGCGGACTTTCCCTGCGGGCCGGTCTCGCCTTGGGGACCTGTCGCACCCGTCGCGCCCTGCGGACCTTGCGGGCCTTGCGGGCCAGTTGCACCCGTCGCGCCCGGCGCACCAGCAGTTCCATCGGCTCCCTTTAACCCGGAGAAATTCAAATAAAGCGTATCATTTTCAATCTGCTGTGATGCCGAAGGTGTTCCGCTTGTGTTATCAACACTGATTTCAATATACGAAAACCCAGAACCAGGGATTCCTTGCTGTCCTTGTTCACCACGCTCAAGAGAAAGAGCCCATATATTTGGATCCGTTCCGGGCCTCACGTTCTTATTCGGCTTCTTGGACACATACGAACATCCGTCGCCACCATCTTCAGTAGCATTCAGAACGAGGCATAAGGCGTCGTACTCCGTACCGTGAACATATTTTCCACACGGCGTAATAGCGACCTTGTATAATTTTGTATCAGTCATATTACGAAATCGTTAAATATCCGGTACGGTATCGTTACCATTACCGCTCGTTTTGTTGGGATTTGCCCATGATGCGTATGCCATATGATATACTTTTGATTGTTATGCTAAAAGAATGACTTGACAATCTATTGCGCATTATTTAAGATTCCGAAGTCCGTAGTGAACGTCCTGATGGCGGAGCTTACGATACGCGCTTCTGCGGCAGTTAAGCCATCACAGACACCACAAATGGACGTGCAGCAATATCCTTTCGCCAAGTTGAAGTAGGTCGTATTATTGGTAGATGTAAGGACAGAGGTCGTTAACTCGTCATCATCACACACAATAACACGGCTCCCGTTGTCCTTTGCAGACATCACAATCCAGTTCGGAGTGTCGAAACCGGTCGCTTTAGGTATAGAAGCGGTCGAGCCGCCAATAACCGCACAAGACATCACGGAGGCTTCCCATTTGAAGACAATTTCACCCAACTGCACCTGGGCGCCGGAGGAACTCTGCAAAGGATGCCCAAGCGCCAGAGTGAATGACGCAAACAGGCTCATCGAAGAATCCGTCAAACCATCCGTGAGGCTGGAATAGCCAATGCCTTCGGTGCCTCCTGCCATAGACGCGGGCTCAACACCCTTCTTGTCTTCAATAACAACCGTCGTGGAAGGATACGATTTGGGGTACGTCCCCTCGGTGATAATGTCGTAAAGCGAATTTGAATCCGCATCTGTGGAGACTGCAAGGCACGGCATATACAGATGCTTGATCTTCGGCCAGATGCCGTTACTGCCATCCGCACCGAGTGAACGGAGAAAAGCCTCTACAGGAGCCTTGTTCGCATCTGTGAGACCACCGTAGTTTGAAACAATGGTACTCATAAGGCCGCTGATATCGACAAGTCCATACACCGAGAAATCAGCATTTTTGATTATTATTCTCATATGTTAATCTTTATAAATTAAATCGGTAGTGAATTTTCTTCGTCCGTTCCGTTTCGCTCATGTCGAACGCCTTGTACGCTCCGTAGTTCACGCGGTAGATATCCTGCGAAACAGTGTCAATTTCAAGCATCGTGAGCTTGATACTATTCAACGTTCCATCCTGCTTCGCAACCTTGTTGAGCGCAACGCCCTCTGCGCCCATTGACGGCGCGCCAAGCATAAGCATGTCATACATCTTGCTTCCATCTGCCTTCTGTACCTGATATTCATTCTCGGAATGGATGTGTCCGAAAAGGTGACAGATGTAATGGAGATTACCGATGTTAGAAAAGTCCTCGTTGATGATTATGTTCCTGTCGCCGGAGTCATCTGCATAGGTCTTGGAAAGCGTGGTCTTTCGCTGCATCGCGTCAATAATATCGGGAACCAGGAACGGATCTTGATGGAAGTTACAGTCAGACCTAAACGGTCCAGATGTCGTGTAATCATCACTAAGTTTTAAGTCCCCGAAGCCATAGTGCATCATCGTGATTACTTTGTATCCGTTGTTCGCAGCACCTTTTAGAGTGTTGATCAACCAATTAATCTGCGTCTGAGAAAAGACACAGTTCATCGAGGCGAATCCAGCATACGGGGTGGTTTGGTTACTCCCATATACATTGTAGTATTCCCCATCGTCATAGTCCGCAGGATCAAGATTGATAACACGTATTGTTCCGATCGTGGCGTTCGGAGTGATATCTATATATCCGTATGCGCGATAGTTCGCGGAATCGCCGAAGTGATAGTTCGAGCCGTTCTTGCTCGCCATCATCGCACAGATGATGTCATAATACTGTTTCTTCGTGATTCCAGGAACGTCGTGGTTGCCGGATGAAACGATGATAGGCAACGACGTAGCTCCTATAGCATTGACGTAAGCCGTCAACTCCGGGAGTGGATTACCAGGCGCAGCCCCCTGTGCCGCATTGGCGTTATCGCCCGTGTCCACGACGAGGTCGGCAAGGTCTTTTAAGCCAATGGCTTCATTAAGGTTCGCAATGGTCGCGTGGTTGTCCGAAAAGTGCATGATTCGGAGTCTGTCGTACCATACACGATTATACTTCCCCTTCTTATAGGAGTAGTAGTCTTCCTTGAACGCCAATTTCCTCTGCGCCTTGTCGTCAACGCCCGCACTTGTATTCTTCAACTCCTCAATTTCACTGACCACCTGCTCGGAATCGAAATACTTCGTCCGAACGTGGCCTTCTTCAAAGAGAACAATATCCTTTCCGTTCTTGTCTCCGATTGACAGGTTGTTTATTCCTATATCCGAAACATCTCTATAAATCTCAGAAAGAGATATTGAAGATGCTCCATCCTTGATCTTGACATCTGTTGCCTCAATCCCGGAGGTGTCAACCCTTGCGACGAACGAGCCACCGTCTGTCTGGAATTCCAAGCACTCATCTTGCGCCGGTGAGCTAACGAACGTGACGTTGTGCACCTTCTTGCTAAGAATATCAATATCATCACCGATACGCTTCCCCTCAGCAGCGCTTAAACCCTTCGTGGCATCGTCTGTGGTGCGGTTATTAACCAGTTCGTATGGATAATCAACGGATGAGCCCGTGTTTCCCTGCTCACCCTTAATGCCAGAAAGGGATATGGAAAGAACACCATCGTTTACTCTCGCCGTACCGGAAGGGGATCCCGTTGTATTACTTACATTGACGGTGAATGTACCACTGTTGATTCCAGCAGGTCCGACGGGGCCTGTCGCTCCAGTGTCACCCTTCGGCCCCTGCAATCCAGGAAGCCCCTGCTCGCCTTGTGGACCACGCTCGCCGGTATCGCCCTTGTCTCCTTTCTCGCCCTTCTCGCCTCTTCCGCTTCTTGAGGAACGTTTCCAAACAGTATCATCGGTTCCGGGGACAACATTCCGGTTCGGCTTTACGGATATATAAGAACATCCATCTCCGCCGTCTTCCTCGGCATAATACACCTGGGTCAGCGTGTCATAGTATTTACCATGCACATAATTGCCGTCAACCGTAATGGATACTTTGTATAATTTGTTATCAGTCATATTACACAATTCTTAAATATCCTGTTTCCTGATCGAAGACCAGATGCTGATTTACGCCGAATTCCCCTTCGACAAGATGGAGATACATGTTCTCATCGACATATGCATTCGACCAAATTGAATCGCCTTTGTCGCCCTTGATAATTTTCTGGGCTGCTTGGACTATTGCATCATACGCCTCCTTCGCATTCACGAAGGACTCGAGAAGCAATCCATAAGTGCAGCAGGTAGACATACCGATATCCCTTGTCTGGATCAACCGGTATCCATCACAATGCCTGCTTCCTCCATTCTTCAGTATCTGAAACGCATCTTTGTCGCTTGTGGCGGCAACCAACGCGATTCCGGATTCGGAACCCACCGTGAAGGAGATAGTATACAGATGATATGCGTCGGTCATAAAAATTTCCCTTTTAATACGTTAACAAACATAAACAAAAGGGAAACTCGAACGACGAACACAAATGGTTCTGTTATATGGGAAAAGGAATTTGCTTTATTATCCGAATTATAGTATCTTTGAATATGATAACGCAAAACGATGAACTTATTCCGATGCCGATATGCGGAATAGAAATCCTTGATTTTCTATTAGCATTAATTTATATCGTAATTCCTATCGCAATGTTAATAATTGCAATGAAAAGCGATATGAATGTTGTTTTAAAGTCGATAATTGCAATAATATCGATAACGTCATGTATTTTAGCCACAAAAGAACTGATTGATTTCCTTGGAGCTTTCGAATCAGTTCATTGCAAGACCAGCTTGTTCCGTCATCCTTTAGGTGTAAGCAGAAGAACGGTTTACCAATCAATAAGAATGTTCGGGATAAACACTTTCAGTTTACCGGCGACAATACTTACATTCCTCTCCATCGCATTTGTTATTATACGCGGATATTCCAAGGGCTAAATTCCTCTTTTCCACTAACGCCCGCTATTTCATTTATTGCCTTTATGACGGCATCTTTCGAATGGTGCATCAGATATCGTAGATTCTTTCCTCCTTCATGCTCGAATATTTTGTCGTAGTCTGAGGATTTGAATTCCGCATTCGGGCCCATTGAATCAAATATCCCATTCTTCTGCAGGAAATATCGAAGTGCCATCAGGTCCGAATAGTTCTCGCTTGCCTCAGCGTCGTGTTCATTAACCTGTATATTCGGACGAAGAAGATACATCCAATACGGCGGAACCTTCGTATAGTCATTTCCATAATACGGAGACAAGTCCTTGTTTTTTCGAAGCGGATGATACCAATCATCATATCTTGTGTTAAACAAAGGATTCAAATGAGCCATTTCGTGTGCGGCAACAATGCCGGGATATAGCCCTTCGCCATATTTGTTATCTTCGGAAATCGCTTTGTCTATGATTGTTTTCCCGAGAATCGTATTTGACGTAGGAAAATCCATATAATACGGAACGAGCCCTATATTTACCTCGCCATTTCCGGACGTATACGAATCCCAAATATCCATGTCGGGATACACATACATTTCCGTTTTCAATTTCAAGTCTTTTGCCGGCAAACCAGCATCAGCCATCCTTTTCTTATATCCATCTGACGAATAGTAATTTTCAACAAAAGTTGTAGCGTCCCACGCGTCGTTCATATTGTCCGGAATTCTTACCGGTGTGTCAAGATATATAGCAGTTGTTCTTTTTGGACCGCCCTCTTCAAACTTATTCTCCTTAATTCTTTGAATCGCTTTCTTTAATTTGTCCGGTGAGTATTTCTCCATCATCCGCTTTGGAAGAATCATCGAACCACCTTCTTCGAACGCCCACTCCTGTTTAAGATAATCCTCTGGAACATCGACCTCATACCAGGTATTGCCCTTCGGATCGGTCACTGTACGGATTTCTGCATTCTTATAGAGTTTCTTGAACTGCTTCGGAAAAGCATCATACTTCTGAAGAATCGTTTCAGCCGATTTCGGGTCCCCATCGATAGTGTAGACCTCCTTTTTCGTAATTCCAGGTTTTAACTGAGAATGATTTTCAAGTATATTTCGCTTTTGGCCCTCAAGGTCTACTACATCTGAATATGTGTTTTGTGTCAGCCAAACAGTTTTATCATTTTCATGTCTGCGAAAAGCGATTGAGCCAAACTCCTCGTCTTTATTTGTTAAATCTTGAATTCGTTTTTCAATATCATCGTATTTATTCTTCCATTCCTTTGAAAGCTCAGTTACGCTTCCACTCTTCGTAACATCGTTTCCGTTTACGTCGTAATATGCTTCGCCCTTACCATATCCTTCAATCTTCGCCGCTGTTTCCCTTGTAGGATATCGCATCTTTTTCTGACCTTTTTCAGCCGCATAACGAAGATTTTCTTGAATCTGACGAGAAGTAAAATTGTCGGCAAGGTAGTCCTGCTGAGCAGCCAGTTTTGGGTTCTTTCGCATATCAAGTTCGTTAGAAAGTTCTTTCAACAACTGCTTATCCTTGTCTATTTGTTTCCTTAAAGAATCTTCGAACCACGCTGACATATCCGACCCGTCGTTCATCTTCTTAGTCCTTAGACCTTCCATCTCGCCATTTATCGAATCCCGAAGATTTTTTATCCTTCTTTCTAGAGAATTAATTCTTTTCTGGTTATACTCACCACCAAAATTCTTTTTGTCATACCGTTGCGCCCAATCACTCTGACTTTCCATTACATGAAGCACGTCCGGTTCATCGGCTATAGTATAAGTACGAGAATGACCAAGCGTGTTTGGATCATAATGCCTCGCGGAGCCATTAGGAATACGAGGAGAAGAGAACGTGTATGTATCCAATGTTACGCCATGCTCTTTTTTGTATAATGGCTCAAGTTGACCAATTGTATATTCGTCACCAGTTCTTGTGTCTATAAATTCACTTGGCCACTCATATTCCTTTTGATACGGCATTCTTTCACGCGCCGGCTTATAATATCCTTTTGATAACGCCCATTCTTTTATGTCCTTATCGCTTCCGCCCCAATTAAGTGCTTCTCCTCCATAATTGTCATACCTCGTATCCGGAGTCCTATCATAAGTAATCAACTCGTCCTGAACGGCCTTCCTGAATTTATTGTAGTCAATAGACTTTTGTCCGGCGAATTCCTCCGAAGAAAGCACCTTGTCAATGACAACCTGTTCCACTTTGCTTCCCTTATTGGCGAGCGCACGGACATTGTTCACATTGACTGTACCATTCTTCGATAATTGCTTTTCCAACGGATTTCCTCGCATCAGAGACTTCAGCATATATCCTCCACCAAGGTCTGCAATTTCATACGATTTCGTTGCAGCCGGAACAGCCTCCATCGTCGCCCTCGCCGCAGGCAACGCATAAGTGAAGTTCGTACTAACCCTCCCAGGAGTATTTTCAAGCATCGCACGAAAAATATCTTCGCCGAAATTCGTAGCTTCGTCAACATAATTACGCAGATATCCATAACCCCTTCCCAAGGCACCCAGACCAAGACCCATAGCAGCAGCCATGCCCAGGTCCCTTCCGACCTTTCCATATTCTCCGTTCGCAGTATCAGCGCCCATGTGCCCGAGCCAGGTTATCGCACCGGCTGGAGTAGGCGTAAGACCGACAACGGTATCAACCGTATTGAATATCTTTTGGCCAGCCCTGTTCATCGCCTCGGAAACAGGTTTCACTCCGTAAAGGTATCCTTCAGCATATCTCCGTGCGGTCTCTTGAGAGCCGTTGAACTTTTCAGGCAATGCGGCAGTGATAACGGAAGGGTCAATAGTCCCCCCATACAAATCCGGCGTCTCCTGAAGATACTGTAGATAATCTCCGCCCAAAGGAATTACGCCATAGGGACCACCATCGTCGAAATAATTCTGCAAGAATCCTCCGTCCCCGTGGTGCCACTTTCTCGAATTCAGCGCGAACACAGCCATCTTCTTCTGTGCCGGTGTCCCATGAGCCTTAAACCAAGAAGCAGAATGCCCAGTGCGTTTCTTCAATGCCGTGAACTTTCCGCGATTTTCGGGCTTGATTCTAATCGGACCACCGTTCCTGCGGAAAATAGGATATTCATTCTCGAGCGTATCTATCTCCTCGAGCAATTTCTTATTCCTACCGAGCTCCTTTCCGCCAGAATATCTCTTGTAATTCTTCCGGATCATGTCCATATTCCCGGAATGGAATCCCTCCATCAACGAAGGGAATTTCTGCAATCCCGGATTATACGAATAATCCACCAGGATACTCTGTGATTTATCACTCAACTTATCCCATTCTCCCTCCCCGTACTTCTTATCATATACCCTCTTGGCCGCATCATAATACTTCTGGGCCAAAGTATCCGCAAATTCCGTAGCCTGCTCATCTGTGAGATATCCCTGCTTCAAAGCCAACTTCGCTTCCGGAGTACCATTGGACAGCTTGATCCCATATGCTATCGTATCAGCACCACCCTCTACAGATTTATGGGGATACCATCTACCTTCCTTCGCATTCCAACCACCTTTCGGATTCGTCTTGCTGTTCTCCACAGCCATAATCCTTCTGGCCGCATCCTTCACGGGATCGAGAATCGAAACAACGGCAGATTCTTCCACGGTTCCGCGAGACGGGTCATACATGAAAGGAACCAATCCCCTAACCTCCGGAACCTGGACATCATACGCCAGTTCGCCGCTTCCATTCGGCAACAGATCCGGCTGGAAATACATCGGATACGCCTGCTTGTAATTCTCCGTGAAAATCTTCGCATCCGGCGTAGACATCTGTAACGTATCACCCCGATACACGGCCCTATCATAAGCCATATCGTCATCAAACGCATGCAACCCATCACCTACGCTCTGCACGGTAGGATACACAACAGCATTCCCCTTCCCGTCATCACGATAAGCAAGACCGTGCGTAGAGAAACTTCCGTCATCGTTCACGACATACTGCCTTCTCTGGTCGAGAAGCCTTTTCACGAAATCAGCACTCGAGGTGGAATTCACCTTCTCGGCTATACGCTTCACTCTATCCGATGTATCAAATACTTTCATGTCGCAAATATTAACCAAATATCCTTTCAGGATACACGAGTAACAAGGTTACTTATATCAAACAAGCCGCCCCCTTCTTCTTTTTCTGGCCATATCCCCCTACCCCTGCCTACTGTAAAAAATTTGGGCTGGGTAGCAATTTCAAGAAAACAAACGATATGCGTTTATACGAGAAACGGACAGTATGTATTTATGCAGGAGGCTGCTATAATTTGGACCCCGTACAATATGTGTACGAGCGAAAGGTACTCCTACTCATCCCCACCCCCAATACTTAGCGGGGTGCAGTGCCCCCGGAGTAAATATTTCTTAATTAAAACACACAATTATTATGGAAAAGACCATTCTTGACCTGTTTCTTGACAAGGTGATTGTTGAACTTCGTTCCGAGCTCGCCGCTCGCCGTGAGAAGGACAAGGACGCCGACAGCGCTATGCTGAAGTTCGATGTCTTCGAAGTCCTTCGGGCTCTCGGTGCTGTTGCCGTGACCGGCTCTGTCGACATTCAGAAGGACTACGCGTGGCTCCGCGTGGAAGCGAAGCAGGAAGACGGCTTCTATCATCGCGTTCCCGATTTCAGCCAGCGCCGTCAGGCTACCAAGGCCGAGCTCGCAGAGATGAAGAAGCTCGTCGGTGAGCCCCTTGCGGAAGCCACCTGCATCGCTGGCCTGTATCAGGATACCGAAGGTGACCATTTCTCGATGAAGTGGGAGACGCTGTTCACCGCCGACGGCGAAGCCATCGCCTACAGCGGTCCGGTGCGTAAGTACCACGCCGACACCGACGCTTACGACGCTCCGGTGATGAGCGAGTAGGAGCAAGGGCCTTGTGCCCTTCTCCTTTCTTGTTTGGTTCCGAACGATTCAATAGACTTTCGCTGCCTTCACGATTCAGTAGACTTTAAGGGAAGGGGGAAAGGGGGTTAGGATTAATCCCGTGTTCCTTTTATCGATCTGACACATCTGTTCCACTTCCATTTCTCCTTTCCCTTTCCTGTATCGTTTCTCTCGCGTGCGCGTCACGCGTTATAACCTAGCTATAATCCCATAACCTGGTTCTGTTCTTTTATCTTCTGTACTATGGATAACCTTGTTCTTTCCAATCTCGGTTCCGGTAATTTATTCTCTGCGATGACTACCGAAGACTATGCGGAGTTTCTGGAGAATTATGACTATCGGGAGCAGGATTAATTTCTGTGGGTGAGAGTGGGTATCTCTCTCCTTTCCCCTTTTCCTTCCTTGCTTTCCGTTTGCTGTTCCGTTCATCACTTCCCCCGGATTTTCCAAAACTCTGGGGGATTTGATTTTGGGTAGTCTCACGCTCTTACCGCATATTAATAGGGGAATTTTATTTTGGATATGATATGTAGATTGAAATGGTAATCCATTTTCATTATTGGATATCTTTTATAGTCTTACTATATTTATATTCCAAAGAAATATATAAAGAAAGGTTTAAAGCCATGATTGAAAACAGTAGGAAAAGTTATGATTCCGATTACATCAAGGAGAGTCGGAAGGACTATTACCTTTTGGTCGTCGATCATAAGCCGATGGGGATTTGCACGAAGTTCGAAACTGCCCAAGCGTGTGCCAAGTGTTACGCCAAAAAATACAAGGCTCGCGAGATTGACGGTGACGATGTGTACATCTTTGAGGATGGTGATGGAAAGCATCTTATTTCGATTGAGACAATCAAGAGAATCCGGATGCCTTACAGTCACGAGGAAGACCAAGAGTAACGTTTGGCCCTGAGAGAAATCTCGGGGCTTTTTAATGACAGCCCGGGAGTCTTAAACATTGCACCTGATGAGACCGGGACGAAACGCCGTGATTGGCGTCGTGTGAATTTCTTTTGCACCTTATGTAACATTTTTGTTATATTTGCAGTACTTCAGCTGATTAACCTATAAAAACACAATATTATGTATGCAATTACCAGAGCATTATTAGTCTCCATTATCGGGCTTTTCGTCATAATCGGATTCAGCTGTTGGTCCATAGAGCATTCGATTGATGACCTTACAGATGTATTAAGACAAATCAAAAACAAGATAAAATATGGAAGAGATTAAAACCCTTTCTTTCTTTGGCGAGAATGGTATTACTTCTACCAGCGCCAATCATGTTGCCAATCTTGCGAAGGAATATGTCCGTTCCTGCCAGGAGAAATTGGCTGCTGTCACATTCTACGATGAGAATATCAAGCTCATTGGTCAGAGTGAATCCACGCTTATTCATAGCGGTATTAACAAGACTACGCTTGAATATCTTCCTGAGGTTGTCAAGACCATTGCCGATGCGCATTCTTTGATTGCCTGGCTCCGTGAAGCTATCAAGGAGAAAGAGCGTAAGACGAAGGAGGCCCAGGAATGGGTGGATGAGGATGCTTGGAAGGAACTTTATGAAGAAGGTGTCAAGATCCATCTTGAGAAGCCCGTTAAGACTTCGTATCCTACGGAAGAATCCATCCGTCAGACTTGGAGCATCGGTGAACAGGAAAAGTATCTTTCTCTTGAGGCTGAAGCCGCTGCTCTTGGTAAGTTCATCCATGAAGACAGTCCGATGTCTAATGCCCGTATCGAGCTGATGCGCAAGATTGAGAATCCTTCATCTGTCCGTCTTAATGGTGCGGATACCATTGTTCATACTTATACTTCTTCCGTGAATCTTGATGATGTGAATGAAGTGTTCAATTCGCTTCAGAAACGTCATCGTGAGGTTCAGGCCGAGTTGAATGGTATGAAGAAGAAGGTGGAGGATGAGATTTCCAATCGCAAGATGGAGATTGATGCTGCATATAATGCGGCTAATCGTCTGTATAACCAGATGGAATATCAGCACGACCAGAAGGTTCGCCTCTTCGAGGACGAAAGAGATTATAAGCGTACCGAGATGATGAAGCAGGTGCGCGAACTCAAGATCGTCATTCCAAATCGTCTTCGCTCCATTTATGAGATGCTGACGAAGTAGTTATAATCATCTAAGGATAGTACTGAGTGCTTGCACGAATCTGTCCTGAATACCGGTAACGGGTGTGTAATTTTCTTAGAAAGTAAAATCAATTTCAAACATTTCTCCATTGGGGTGAATTTCCTTGTCCTATGATGGCTGACTGCCTACGGATAGCTCTCGCCCTGGATGCCTGATGGAGGTTTTTGCTCTTGATATTGCTTTCGTTTTTGCGCACATCCGTTACCGGTAAGATGATTATTGGTCCAGTATATCAACGGTAGAAAGAGCGTAACAACGCTTTTGTCGCTGGTTCGACTCCAGCCTGGACCACCTCGTCTGGGTGAACATCTTACAAACCACATGTCGTGGAGGGGATTGTTCTGAAATTATAAGAGACCAGAGCAAGGCTGTCAGTGAAGGGCAGTCAGGGAAGTTGTGAACCCAACGGAAGACCAGGATCTACATTCATAGAATTGTCCTGGTCTTTATCTTTTAAGGTGCGATTCCGCTGTGAAGTGCATTTGAGGTAAATTTTTTTTTGTTGTTTTCATTCGTTTGTTCCGCCTCTCGCACCTTTCTTTTGAATATTAACTTTTAATCCATAGTACAATGAAAAAGAACAACAAAGTACGGAAGACTCGTCCTTATGACGGTCTCGTAAGACAGCTTAACAAGGAGACTCTGGTTCTCTGTAATCTCGCTAACTTCGAAGGCTTCAAGAAAGCTCTCGATAATCGGAATATCGAGTATGAACTCGGTGATTTCTACAAGGATGGTATAATCGTGGTGAAGAAATGAAAATCCTCATTATGATTATCCTCATTGCCTTGCTCGTGGTGTGCGAGGTGATGACCGCGTGGAGCGTATTCAACGACAAGTAATATGCCTGTTTACGAAGACGAAAAAAATCCTATGCGAATCCCTGACCTGTCCCCGATGTATGAGGCGGTCAGGGATCTCGTTAAGGAGAATCAGGGAGATAAGGGATACATTGATTGTCAACCTTCTCTTGGATGTGACATCATCTATGGTATGATGTACGATGATGATTATGGTGCAGGAACAGAGCAATATGTATATGGCGTCAGAGTCATTGATGATGAGCTTGAAGTATTGCTTGAACCGATTATGCGAACTTATCGTGTAGTATATAAGGACGAGGACTTCATGAATTCTGACAATGAAAACAAATGGTATTCTCTCAGATGGAGTGATGTCTATTATGTTCCAACTATCTTTAATATCGCCGAGTGTATTCAAGAATATGTTTAGTTATGCATTTCCCAATAATTGAAATCAATTCAGAAAACTACAAGGACGAGCATTTCTCCATTTACGATGATCCTACGCTCGAGTATTATACCGATTATTACGGCGAAGAATACAATAGCGAAGAACGGATGAGACTTCTTGAATCAGAATGGTTCAATGAGATGTTCGATGGTATCGGAAAGGTAATACCGGAGAAAGGAATCATTCAACTTTTTGATGAAGATACTATCCGCAGGACGCTGGATTCGTATTTTCTTGATGTCGTTGAAGAAATTGCCAGACACGTGGATGATGATAGGATTTGGAGAAAATTCTATGCCATCCGGAATGCTGGTAGCGAATACAAACATTGCTCCGCATTGTTCTTTTATAATGGCAGCGGTCATACTTCTATGCAATTTATGGAAGATGTTATTTACAGCGCCGGAGAACAAATGTATATTGGACAAATCTATGATGCCCATTATTAGTCATGACTAAAGAACAGAAAAAGGAACTGGCAAAGGAGATGATTCAGAATATGGATCTGACTAAGGAACAGTATATTGAGATGTGCAGGATGATAGATGAGTTACATTTAGTTCCGAAAGGTGATGAGCCTCTCGATCCGGAAGAAATGGATTGGGATGATATTCTCGAAGAAAACTGAAACATTTTTGTTTTAGTCTCTGATTTTCACTATCTTTGTGTATATGCCAGACAAATTATTACTCACACCGGAAGTCAAGTTCTGTGTCAGATATCTCGTCAGTCGAGGAATCAATGCCTTCAATTTCAGGCAGGCTCAACTTGCCCTTGGAGACAATGATCCCGACTTTGAGCTTGTGAAGGTGACTGATGTAGAATATGATTTCTTTGAAGAGCTTGCAACGAAGCTTCGCGAGTTGTGGCCTCCTGGAGAAAAAGACGGGAAATGGCCTTGGCGAGATTCCGTTTCCAATCTATCACGGAGGTTGAAGACTCTTTGGAAAGACAGACAGTTGAAGGATATATCCATCGATGACTGCCTGATGGCTGCACGTCGTTACTTGGCTCAGTTCGAAGAGAATGCCAGGTATATGAAGACATTGAAGTATTTCATTCTCAAGCAGGATAAGCTCATTGCAGAGAATGGGCGAATCACATACACGAACAATTCTCTATTTGCCGATATGCTTGAAGGTAAGGTAGAGATTGGTGCCGGTATGGATGATGAATGGAATGCGATTCTTAACGGAACCGAAGATATAGGAGAAATTATATGATTGAAGGCCATAATTCCATCAAGATTGATTACGGTGAAGAACCGGATGTCGATATTGCAATAGGTTGCGGTGCAAACTTCGATCTGTCTATGTCTGATGTTATCGCTGATTTACGCGAAAGAAAGAGAACTGTTGAAAAAGGTGGCATTAATTGTATTCCGCTTCCGTTCAAGAGATTTCGTAGCGAGATTCCCGGCATAGAACAGGAACAATATGTTGTTGTGACCGCACCTACCAAGGGCGGGAAGTCAATGTTCGCAAGTTTTGTATACCTATATCATGTTCTTGATTACTCTTTTGCGCATCCTGACCAGTGTTCTGTCCATGTGATTTATTTCGCATTGGAGGAGTCTCAGATGCGTATCAAGCACAGATATATATCTCACCTGTTGTATCAGCTGGACCATATCCGCGTCTCTCCTACCGATCTTCGTTCAACTGATGTGGATTTTCCGTTGTCTGATGGAATTCTGAATCTTCTTGAAACTCCAAGATATCAGGAAAGGCTTGAGTTCTTTGACAGATGCGTACAGTTCGAGACTGAAGATACTAATCCAACCGGTATCCTTCGCGTTTGTGAAGAGTATGCGAAGTCTGTTGGTGAATATAAATCTGTCAAGAAGAAATCTCGTGGAAGTAACCAGGAAGTTGAGGTCTTTCAGTCTTATACCCCGTATGACAAGAAGCATTATAAGATTGTCTTCATAGACCATATCGGTCTTGTGGATTTGGAACGGGGTATGACGCTGAAGCAGTCGATGGATAAACTCTCCGAGTATTGTGTAAAGTATTTGCGTAATAGATACAAGTTCACTATCGTCGCTATTCAGCAGCAGGCTATGGAGAGTGAGGGACTTGAAGCAATCAAGCAAAAGCGGATGATGCCGAGTGTGGCTACTCTTGGTGATACCAAATATACCGCGAGAGATGCTAATCTTGTTATTGGCTTGTTTGATCCGTCATTCTTCGGACTTCCGACATTCAACAAATATACGATACAGGACTCTTCCAATATCGGCTTGTTGAATTATTGTCGATTCGCTCAGCTCATTCGTGGCCGAGATGGAGAGCAGGGCGGTATATGTCCTTTGTTCTTCGATGGCGCCGTATGCCATTTCGAAGAATTGCCAAGATATGACGATCCGGTTATTGACCAGTATTACGCAAAAGCCAAACAGCTTAAGATGGCGAAGCGGAACAAGACTCAACCGAAAGTCACTAATCTCACATTATTATCTCTTCTCAAGTTCAAACCCAAATGGAAGAAAACAAAGTTATTTTATCTGTAACAAAAGACGAAACAGGGTCTTCTGTCAAACTCGAAGCAAATGGGTCAGAAGAGCTTTTCGCCGTCGCTCTCGGTATTCACGAAGTAATTCAGAATTGTCCCGAAGTGTGCTTTTTCCTGAGCACCATCATTATGATGAGTAAGGACGAAAACTTCAAGAAGCAAATCGAAGAACATACTATCGAGATGCCCGATTTTGATTCAATCCTTAAAAACACTAAGTAATTATGCCTCGCGGTAAAGATCTGACCACCACTGAACTGAACGAAATGAAGGGCCTTTTGAATGAAGGCTTATCTTATGGCGAAGTTGCCGAACTTCTCGGAAGGACGAAGAAGTCTGTTGCCAATGCCGCTTTCAGATATAAGCTGAAAGACAACAATGCTATCAAGAAAAAGAAGGAGACTCCAAAAGAATGGGAGAGCGAACTTGTCAAGAAGGTTATCGAGAATACCAATAAACCCGAAGGGCCCGTCGTGAAACAGCAACCCGTCAAGGAAAAGACGCTCAAGGATTTCAATCCGAGAGATATCATCAAGTATATGTATGAACTTGGCTATCGCATCGAGGACAATAAACTCGTGTGCTATGTCAAGCAGACAGTTAATGTAAAAGATATTGTAAATGGCTAAAACTATTCTCATTTGCGGAAAGACTGGTACAGGTAAGACTTCCGCTATTCGTACACTCGATCCTTCGGAGACCGTTATCTTCAAGGTCATCAATCGCACGCTTCCGTTTAAGTTTGCCGGAGTGTATGGCAAGGAGCAGAAGAATTTGTTCAATGCTCCTACCTATGAAGATGTTCTGAAAGGTCTTTCTTGGGCCAACAAGCAGCCGAATATCAAAAATGTCGTCATCACTGATGGTACTTATATCATTCGGCAGGAGTATTTCAAGCTCGCCGCCCAGAAAGGTTACGATAAGTACACTGCATTTGCGATGCATATGCAGCAGATTCTCAAGGCTATTCAGGAACTCCGTGATGACATTAAGGTGTTTATGGAGTATCATGTCGAAGTCGTGATGACTGATGGTGGCGCTGTCGAGTACAAGCCGTCTACTGTTGGTAAACTTCTGGACAGTCAGTACAACATTCTCGAGAATGTGGATATCGTTCTGTTTGCCAATCCACAGTATGAAGACAAGAAGATTACCTATGGCTTCGTGACTAATCGTACCATTGATCGTGCAGGTGCTGAGATTCCGGCGAAGTCTCCAATGGGCATGTTCGAGGATGAGTTCATTCCGAACGATCTTGCTCTTGTTGCGAAGAAGATTGATGAATTCTATGCGGAATGACTAAAGATGAACTTCAAGGAATCGCAGCGCAAAGACTTGTGAAATCTCGAAGGCTTGTCTGTATGTGGGCTACTGGTACGGGTAAAAGCCGGGTGGCGTTGCGATTCCTTGAGGACCATCCTGGAATTACTTGTCTTATTCTCGTACCGGAGGAAAACAATATCCAGAACTGGCGTGATGAATTTGCGAAGTTTGGCGTCGATGATGCCAATGTGACGATCTCTTGTTACGCCTCTCTGCATAAGCACCTACATACAAGCTGGAATCTTCTCGTACTTGATGAAGTGCCGCATACTGATACAGAGAAACGGACCGCAATGCTCAAGACCGTTTGGGCGGATTATATCCTTGCTCTCGGTGCCGTTGTGGATGAACAGGAGATGAATTCCCTTAAATCCGTTTACGGCACGTTCGATGTTTCGAGGATATCGCTTGAGCGGGCCATCGAAGAAGGATGGATACCAAGAGTGACCGTGAAGGTGATGCATATGCAGATGGACGATACGGTACCGATGTACTGGTATATGGGAAGGACTTATACCGAGAAAGGATATTACAAGGTTCTAAACAACCAGGTGGAAAAAGCCGTTAATACTTATAACCAGAAAGCTAATGCTTTTAACAAGATGCGTATGCTTTCTGCGGGTAATGAACGAAAACGCTTTCTCGGCGAAAGAAAACTTAATGCTATTAAGCGTATTTGCGAGAAACTGGACCAGAAAGGAAAGCGTTATCTCTGCTTCTGTTCTTCTATCAAGCAAGCGAACGAATTGGGTGGAGAAAATGCTTTTACTTCCAAGAGCGCAAAGTCTTTCGCCCATCTTGACAAATTCAATAACCACGAGATAAACTCCCTGTTTGTCGTTGGCAAACTTATCGAGGGACAGAATCTAAAGGATATTGATTGCGGCGTCATCGGACAGCTTGGAGGAACTACACGAATCTCTGTTCAGCAGGTTGGAAGGGTATTAAGGAGTAAAGAGCCTGTGGTTTATATCCCTGTATTTGACGGTACTAAAGATGATAGTTTTCTGTACACTGTAACAAGCAATATTTCAAGGGATTGCATCAAACATTACAAATTTTAATTAACTGACTTAAATATTATAACCAATGTTATCTGAACTTACCAAGAAAGGAATTCTTGCCATTAAAGGACTTTTGGATGAGTGCAAGGCAGGAATCGAGCAGACTAATAAGGACCTCGAGGTCATCGACGAGAAGTATCGGAAGATTATCGCCGAAGAGAAGAAAACGCTGAAGGGTAATCTTGCCGAGTATAAGGCGCAGATGAAGCAGTATGAGAAGATGTTCTCGTCTTTCGATGCCACGGCTGTCAAGGAAGTACTGGGCGATTTCGAGTCTACGGTGACCGAAGAGCCTGACGCTGTTGCGGAGACAACGCCTACCGAGGAAGACGAAGGAACTGTTTTCGACACCGTTTTCCCGGAAAACAATACCGAGGAGGAAGAGGAGGAGAAGGAAGACGAGAAGGAACTTGTTCCTGTTCTTGCGGAAGAGAAGAAGGACCTCGATGCGGAAGAAGATGCCGACTGGGACGAGAAGATTGAATCTGGAGAAATCAAAAAGATGACACAGGAAGATATCGTCAATTCTCTTGAAGCGGCAGGATTCGTCAATGTGGAGAAGAAGGAGGTCCCTACTCTCGTAGATGGAGAAGATGATTGGCCTATTCCTGAAGACTGGAAGTAATGGGCTACTACACTTCATATAGTCTTTCCATCGAAGCCGACAAAGGTTATGAGCTTGATGAAGAGCGTTTTCAGGTTGCGCTTTTAGAAGCAACCAAGCACGCTGACGGACACTATGATAGTGAGGTTAAAGATCTCATAAACACTGGTGTGTGGGGGAAACTCTACGATATTGTTGATACAATTACTGAAATAGCCGTCAATTTCCCACATCTTCTCATTATGCTTTCCGGAGATGGAGAGGATAGTGATGATTTATGGGAACAAAGATGGAAGGGCAGTGAAAAAGAATATCAGATATTCACGATTCCTCCGTTTCAGAATCCTAATCTCAAGACCGAATACGAAAAGAAAAACGATTGTTAAACATTTATAACTATGATTGAAAACTCTAACGCTTCTAAAAACAGTTCTGGCGAGAACTATGTCGATGTCAAAAAGTATATCGGTGTGGCATCCGTGAATGTTCTCGCAGTCAATCCCAACAATGCTATGCTCCGTATGTATGGCTGGCAGATTCCTGACGATGCTGATGAGCCGAAGTATGTGACTACGAACAATGACGGCAAGCCTTCTGCCCGTGTCCGTTTCCTTGCTCAAATTCAGGATCTGGATGACAAGCCTGTTGTCGCTCTCGATTTCTGGATTCGTCCGGATGTCTATTTCAACAGCGATATGACCAAGTGCCAGGTCATCGATGCTTATGGTCGTACTGCCTGGGCTTCCAAGACGGAGGTTCAGAAGCACGAGATTCCGGTGCTTTCTACGGGTAGCCGTGCGAATATCAGTTCCGATTATAAGCCGGCTCACCGTGGTCAGGCTGAAATCATCGCATTTCTTCTGAAGTATCTGAATGTGACTCCGCTTCAGATGTTCAGCAAAGACAGGAACGAGTGGGTTCCTACGAAGAATCCGGGACGCCTCACCATTGATAACTGGAGTCTTCTGTGCAATGGTAACGCAAACGAGGTCAAGGAATATGTCTCTCTTCGGCCCGATAACCGCGTGAAGGTTATTCTCGGTATTCGCACTACTGATGACAACAAGACTTATCAGTCCGTTCTTATCGGCGATAGCAAAAGTGGCGCGTTCATTGGTAACGGTGCTCGTGTTGATATCACCACTGGTGAATATACTTCTGCTCGGAAGGCTATCGATAAAGCCCGTAAGTGGTATGACGAGAACGATAAGGATTATCCGTTCATCTATTCCGCTGCCCCGGTCAAGGAGTGGACTCAGACTGCTACCGAAGTTCAGGACAATTCCACGGCTGAGGATATGCCTGACTTCGATAGCCCCGAATATACGACTTACGACGAAACGGATCTTCCGTTCAAGTAATCGTTAAGGCGATGAGTCGCCAATTCTTTCAAATGATAACGCAGACAAAGAAGAATACCCACGATATAAGGCGTGAGGATATCTCTTTGTCTGACCGGGAAATCCTTCATCGGTATATGGGGTTGAAGGATTTCCCTTGTTCTATCAATTCTCCGCTTCGGGATGATGACAAGAATCCGTCGTTTTCGTTGACTGAACGGAACGGTACGGTATTCTGGTATGATTTCGGAACGGGTGAAGGAGGAACGGCGACAACCTTGATGGCGAAATTATGGAATGTATCTTATTCCGAAGCACTGCTGAAGATAAAGCTCGATACGGGGGAGCCAATCCCCCGTGTTGGGCTTATCAGAAAATATAGGGGAAAGATACATCTGACCAACAGTTCTTCATTGAAGGTAAAGACTCGCGAATGGAAAGACTGGGACAGGGAATTCTGGAACAGTTTCGGAATCAGCGAGCAGTTCGCCAAATGGTGTAATGTATATCCCATATCTCACGCTTTTTTCACGCGTCCAGATGAGAATGGCAAAGACCATACAACCTGCGTCCCGATGGATAAGTATGCCTATGCCTATTTTGAGTGGAAGGACGGGAAGGAGAGCATTAAGCTCTATCAGCCGTATTCCACGACGATGAAGTGGTTGTCCAAGCACGACCATTCCGTCTGGGATTTATGGAAGCAGGCTTTCAAATGGGCGGAGAAGAAGAGCGACGAATGCCTGATATTGACTTCATCGAGGAAAGATGCCATGTGTCTCTGGGAGAATCTTGGAGTACCGGCTATGTCCTTGCAGGGCGAAGGATATGTACCAAAGCCTCAGGTGATGAAACAGGTCTTGGATAGGTTCAAACAAGTCTATATCTGGTATGACAACGATTTCAGCCATAAGGATGATAATCCCGGACAGGATAACGCGAAGAAAATAATAGAAGCATATCCGTCTATTGTCAATATTTGCATACCGGAAATATATCAGAGCAAGGATCCGAGCGATTTGTTCAAGAACCACGGATATCAGGCATTGAAGGATATATGGGATATCAATAGAATCAATTATGAAAGTAATAGTACTGAATTATAGCGGATGTTATGTGGAAGTCTCAGATGTGCCGATGCAGATTGCAAATGCAATGAATGAAGGCAGGATGGATGACACGGAAGCACTCAGCTATATGGGATATGATTTGGATGGCATCCATTGGATGTTCTCCGAGAATGATCAGTTTCCAGTCTTTTGGAAGAATGAGGTTGCACCTTATGCTACATTGTGATGACAAGGGAAGAATTTAAATCTCACGACTGGAAAATAGGAGAGGTTCTTTATATCGTCGGATATAGGAGATGTTATCATTTCAGCATTCCAACAAGAGTTATAAGGGCGAAACTTGTCAATGACGATTGCGGCTGGCATTTCATGGAAGCCTGTAATAAGAAATACCATGAGATGATGCCGTTCTATGGGTTCAAAACCTATGACCGAGCTTTCTGCGATGTGTTCTTCAACAAGGAAGACGCGCAGAAAAAGTTGGAAGAAAAGATTGGCGACTTCAAAAAGAACCATCTTGTAAATTTCAGGGACTTTCTTGTCAGCAAGTTGTATGAGCTTGACAAGGAGAAGAACCGTATCCTGAACAGGTTTAAACTGGAAATCTTTTATTGATATGGATTTTGAGAAAATCTGTACGATCTTTTCGATGCAGGAACCCTATTATGGAATTCTGTTATCTGCTATGGACAGATTTCAGACTACGAAAATTCCTACAATGGGAGTGTGCAAGTCTGGAAATGTATTCAGGTTGGGATATAATCCGTCTTTCGTAGAGAACAAGGATCTGAATACGATGCTTGCATATCTGAAGCACGAAGTCCTTCATGTCGCTTTCAACCATTTTACTCTCTTCGACACAGAACCGTCTTGCCAGGCGGAACAGACGCTTCGGAATATGGCGGCTGATTTGGAAGTGAACAGTTATGTCGACTTCTCGAATGCAGACTCGAGAGGATTATTGTTTGCAAAGGATTTTGGCTGGGACAATCGTCTTGGAACAATGGAGTATTATCGTAGGCTCTCCCAGACAAATCAGCAACAGCAACAGCCTCAACAGCAGAAAGCAAAGGCGAAGAATCCGAGCAAGCCGTGTAATGGCGGACAGGGTGGTCAGTCCCAACAGAATCAGCAGCAGAATCAGCCGCAAGGCAACCGTCAGACCCCGCAGCAATCCGGAAAACCACAGAACGGTAATGATGATGATGCAGCGGATGATTTTACGGACCGTTCACAGCCGCAGGAAGACACGGAATTGTCTCCGCAGATGCAGCAGGAAGCCGAGAAGTCTTTCGATGACCACTCTATGTGGCCTAAGGATATGACGGAAGATGAGGTTGAGAACTTGAAACAGGCGATTGATGACCTTTGTGAATTTGCCGCTGAAGAAGTGGAGAAGTCTTGTGGTAAGCTTCCTGGTGAAATGGAAGGAAGAATCAAACTCATTCGCGAGAAGAAAAGGCCGAAACCCGTCGCTGACTGGAAGAAGTATTTCCGTCGTTATATCGGTAATGAGTTCTCTGACCAGATTAAGAAGTCTCGCAAGAGAGAATCCAAGCGTTTCCCGGATGCTGCTGGTAACCGTCATAAGCGCAAGTCTCATATTCTCGTCGGTATAGATACTTCCGGTTCCGTATCGATGCCGGAATATAACGAGTTCTTCGGTCAGATCAAGACGATGAAGGATGTAACTTTCCATGTCGTAGAGTGTGATGCAATGATTCAGCACGAGTACGACTTCCACGGTATCGTCCCTCAGACTCTTCACGGCGGTGGAGGAACAAGCTTCCAGCCGGTTGTAGATATGTATAATAGGAACCGAAGGAGGTATGAGGGTCTCGTCTATTTCACTGATGGTGAGTGTTGTATTCCTCGCGATACTCCGAAGGAAACACTTTGGGTTGTTTCTTCAAGAGGTGACCATAACAGAAAGAAGTATCTCGTGAATGGTGCTTCAGTAGTGTTTATTCCAAAGAAACAGAACAATGCCTAACTGGTGCAATACTGATTATAAGATTTTCGGAGAGAAGGAAGAGCTTGATAAGCTTTATTCCATTATTGAAGAATTGGCAAAGCTTCCTGAGCCTCGAATTCCAAATGGATTTGGTAAACTGTGGCTCGGTTGTTTGATTGACGCCCTTGGAGGTGATTGGGATGATGTTTATTGCCGTGGCGAGATTACTGATTACAGAAGGGATGAAGATTGTGTCGTGATAGCTACGGAGACGGCTTGGGCTGAAATGGATCTGGTAAGACATTTCCTGGAAGAGAAATTCCCGAGTTTTGACATCTACTATATCTCCGAAGAGGGAGGAATGGGAGAATACTATACGAACGACAAAGATGGTAGTATATTCCATACTCGATATGCGGTGGATTTGGAGGACTATGACTATGAGTATTTTGAAACGATTGAAGGCGCTGCTGAATGGATCAATAAAGCTGAAGGATATGACTTCCATGTGGAGCCGACTGAAGAATCTATCAGAGCTGCATTCGATGAGTTCGAAGAAGAAAACGAAGACAGATATGTCAATTTCATCAAGTTCAAATATGATGGGAGTTAAAGTAGGAGACAGGATCAAGATTGTCAAATTGGAAGACCCGTATGCCTTGGACACTTATAACGGAAGGCAGGGAATCGTAGAGCATATCGATTCCATCGGGCAGTTACATGGTACTTGGGGAGGTCTTGCCGTTATCCCCGGAGAAGACGAATTTGAAATCGTAAGATGAAGAAAATCCAAATGGTTTATGAATTCGATTCTGCTGAAAGATATATCATATGTCAATTAGCTTATGAGGCGATGAAGAAAATGGAGGATGAAAACGGCGAAATTGAACATTTGACTGTCACGCAGAAGAAGATTTACGATGTCTTGCATGGTATTTATCAGACAATAGAATGAAAGACGTTATCAAACAATTACAGGAGTACCAGCTTGATGCGGCTCAGAAGGGTATTTCCTATGACCTGGAAATCAATGTACAGGATTCAAGCATCACTTCCGTCACTGTGAAGATGTATCACAGTGATGTTGGCGAAGTCCTTGATTATCGTAGCTTCAACACTTCTATCAGTGTGGATGATAAGTTCAGGTCATTTAAGCTGAAGCGCATCGAGAAGTTTATCAAGAATGTAGAAGAAGAAAAGTAATTATGGCAAAAGCAACTGTTAAGATGAAGGAGGTCAAGAACCTCATCAATCACGCTATCGATACCAATCTCGAACTGGAAAAGAACGGCAAGACGCCGAGAGCAATCAGCTTCGAGGGAGAAGCTGGTACTGGCAAGACATCCATTGTCCGCCAGGTGGCGAAAGAGCGCGGAATGAATTTCGTGAAGCTTAATTTCGCGCAGATTGACGAGGCGGGTGATTTGGCTGGTTATCCTATCAAGGAATATGAATGCCAGATGGCTCGTCAGGTTAAGGATGAGAACGGTAATCCCAAGATGCAGGTTATGCCGGGAACTGTTTGGCTTAACGAAAAGCAGATTGACCAGCCGATGAAGGGCGTGGCTTATCGTCAGACCGGCAAGACAAGAATGGGCTATGCAAAGCCCGCGTGGGTTCCCGATTATAATGAAAAGGGAACCATTGTTCTCTTTGATGACTATAATAGAGCGAATCAGGCTATCTTGAAGGCTGCGATGGATTTGATCCTTGAACAGAAGTATATCTCCTGGTCTCTTCCCGAGCGCACTACGATTGTCATTACCCAGAATCCGGATAATGGTTCGTATAACGTGGAATCCCAGGATGAGGCCCAGGGTGGACGATATCTTGATTTCAAGTCCGAGCTGGATATCGATGCATGGGCGCAGTGGGCGGAGACTTCCGGTATGGATGGTCGCTGCATCAATTTCGTCCTGACCTATTTCGGAGAGCTGTTCAATTCTGACGAAGACGGCAACCATATCTGTAACCCTCGTTCCTTCGAGATGTTCTCCGATATGATTTCCGGTATCAAGGATTGGGAGGTCCCTTCCAATCTCGAATTCATTCAGCTTATCGCGAAGGGTTGCTTCAAGGATGAAGGTGGTCGGTTCAACAAGATTTTTGCATCGTTCATTCGGAACAAGATGCACCTGCTCATTCAGCCGAAAGATGTTCTGCTCGGCGATTGGAAGACCATTCAGCAGAAGATGGAAGAGACGGTCTATGACGGTAACGGTCAGTATCGTCCCGATCTTGCTTCCCTGATTGAACGCAGGTTCGTGAACTATGTGTCTCTCTGGCTAGATTCCGACAAGGATACGCCTATCGATAAGGTTAAGAAGCGTATCGTGGATTTCATTGACAATCCGAAGATGCTCTTCAATAACGACCTGATGATTCATATGGTCAAGACCATTCTCTCCGACCACAAGCGTCAGACTTGCAAGTTGATGGGCGAACCGAAGATCGCGAAGCTTGCTGTTTAATGTCACTATTTGGATATGTAAATATGGTAACAACGATTCATACCTACGACGAGCTATATCTTCTCGATGTCGGTATTCGTGGCGATAGAAGCTGCTATATTCCGTATGATGGAGAAATAGAATATCATAGAAGGGAAGTCATCAACAAGATGGCTTGCTACTTTCCGTATGAACAGGGAGATTTGGTTTCATTGCTCTATGATGCGACTGTTACGGATAGTGTTCCTGTGGCGGGTAATCTTTATTTTGCAAAGGAGTGTAAGACGAACCGTGATGTCTATCGTAATTCCGGTTATTCCATTGTCCGGGACGCTGATAAGGCAAATATCGTCGTGGTTCCAGATGTCCTTTCGGATTACTATACCAAGATGACTTGCAATATCGTCGCAAAAGATGAGAGCTGCAACCATCTTTATCTTGTAACAATCAAGAAGAATGGTTACAGCAAGGGACAGTTCGACGCGGCAGATCTCGATGCGGTAAGGAGTTATCTGCGTGATGTCAAAGGTTTCGTCGTTGACAATGCACAGTGTTTCAATCTCGCTGTTTGGTTCATTCCGAAATGCGATATCATCTGTGATGTCTTGAATTCTACTCACAAAGAGAGAGTGTATTGTCAGGAAAACAAGATTCCCATCAAGGCTCCTACGAATATCTGTCCGGAGACTCTTATCTTCTGGGAGAATATGACGGATATCAATCTTCTTACCCGTACTATCTGCACAAGCGACTGGAGGAATTATCCGCTTACCACGATGGTATTTCTCTCTATCAAGCAAGGTATGCCGGATTCGAATTTCACCAGATATATCACGGGGGACTTCAGGAATCTTATCAACAATGTCGGTTGGACTTATTGGGCAGACCTTAAGTATAATCTTGAAGGGCGTTCTGTCTCCCCGAAGGATTATAAGATGCTTCAGTCATATCTGTTCGCAAAGATTGGCGTCGATGAGAATGGCGGCTTCGTAGGCCAGAAAGACCTGAACCGTATTCCGAAGGAGCTTCAGGAATTGCTTCTTTTCAAGGTAGCATTGAAGCCTCAGGATATTCCGAATAAACTTAATCTGAATGTCATCAGAAATATTGTCGGATAGTATTGTAATTTACTAACATTTTTGTTACATTTGCTGTGGATTAACCACTTACAGCAGATGTGTCACTTAAAACATAAAGGGGGAACCGCGTGGATAATGCCACAAGGCGGTATGGGGCGTTCTGTCCGGTTTTAGTCATACGAGGTTCTTATTTTCTATTCATTCAAGCTTACCGTTCGGTTCCTCCTTTTTCTTTTAACAAATACCAATCAATATGAAGCACTCATTAAGAGATTATTCACTCAATCTTCCTGAGCAGGAGTATCACGACCTTCCATACTGGTCGTATTCTACGATTGCAAAGTATGCCCGTAATGGATTCTCTGCTATCGCTACGCTTCACGATAAGATTAAACCGACCCCGGAGATGGAATTCGGTTCCTTGTTCGACAGCTTCATCACGAAGGGGAAGAAGACCTTGGAGGAGTACGCCGTCGTGGATTTCACCGTTCCACCCGCAGAGAAGGGCGTTCTGGATGTCCTTGCGGCTACTTCCTCCTATACGCATTTCGATGAGGTCCCGATGTATGATGTCATCAATGCCGCGGAGACGGTCAGTTATCAGCCCAAGTGGAAGCCGGATACGAGATACAGCCATATCTGCGAATACGCGAAATACTACGATACTGTCAAGTCCGGCAAGAAGCTCGTTTCCAAGCAGGACTGGGACGATGCGATGGAGATGTATCGGGTTTTCCGCAACGACGCTTACCTGAAGAATATTTTCGGCGCGAAGGATACGGATGAAGTTGAGTTCATCTATCAGGCGCAGTTCAAGGTCAATGTCTGGATTGAAGCTGAGAATGTGACGGTGAAGATTATGCCAGATCTCATCATCGTCAATCATACGAACAGGACCATCCAGCTTGTCGACCTAAAGACCAGCACGATGCCGGGGTATGATTTCGCCGAGCATTTCGTCAAGATGCGGTATGATATCCAGGGCGAGCTTTATACCGAGGTCATGAAGATGATTGCGTATGCTGACGAGGAGTATATGGATTACACCTTCCTTCCGTATCTGTTCGTGGATATCTCCAGGGTCGACAAGGTTCCTGTTACATACGAGATCGACCTGTCCAACGGTTTCTCCTTCTCCAAGGGCGAGAAAGTGTATGAGTATAAGGGCTGGAAGGACCTGCTGGCGGAGATCCTTGTCTACGAAGCTAACGAGTCCAAGGTTCCTGATTATATCACCACTACTGGTCCGAATGATTTGATTGAAATCCTCGGAAGATGATGGAGAGAAAAACTGTACCGCTTCGTTTCTGCAAATCGAAGGTGCCGCTTGTTACTTTTCGACTTGTCGGGGAAGATTACTATGCAATTATTGATACGGGCTCGGAGACAACGATGCTTGGAATTCAATTGAATGGCTTAGTGAAGATAAGAGAACTTGAAGGAGAAGGGAGTCTTGTCGGAATGAATGGGAAGAGTGAATACAATAAGATTACGCAAGGAGCGTGTTGTGCTACATTAGAAACCGTAGATGGCGAACAGGTAGAAGTAGTTCTCGGCGGAATGATGTATGATCTTACAGTTATTTCCAGTCATTTCAAGAATAAAAATGATGAATTCATTCCGATTTCCGCAATTATTGGTGGTGAATTTCTGAAGCATTACAATGCGAAGATTGACTACAAAAAGAAAACATTGACCATCGATGGATAAATGGAAAGATAAGAATTTCGGCAAATGTCCTCAGGATCCAGATTATCTTGAGGACTATGACGCCGAAGAAGACTACGATAGATATCTTGACGAAGTTGAACTGAAAGAAATGGAACGAGAGGGAAACTAATATGGAAATAGTAAAGTATATTCTTGATTTTTTCTTTGGGCCTGAATGTGGTTGGCATTTCCTAGGGTTGTGTGTCATATGTTTATGCCTTTCCTCAAAAACGTATAATTCAATTAATCATAAAGATGAGTGATATGGACACATACGAAAAGAAATACCAAATATGGGTTACAAACGCGAATTGAGAGAGCCACGCGAATATGACGGGAGAAAAAGTTTATTTACGGATATGGGTGGAATCCGTGACGATATTCCTGCGGAACTGAAAGATATGTTCAAAGAAGCCGGAGGGCTCCTTGAATCATTTGGTGTTCCGTACTTAAAAAGAATAGTCTATTGCTATATGTATCACGCTTATAACATTAACAGAAAATGACACAAGACGAATTACGCGAACTCATGCGTGACAAGAATGAGAAAAGCATCCATCCTCTCATTGAGAAAATGACACTTCTTCTCTGTGAGGCATACGAAACCGGATTTAATGTTGGGATAGAAATATCCGAAAAGTTACATCAAGCGAAATAGCCATGACACAAGAAGAAAAGGCGAAAGCCTACGATATGGCTTTGGAAAGAGCAAGAGACTTCCACGACGGTCCTACCGCAAATATAGTAACGAGGACATTCCTTGAATCAGTTTTTCCCGAACTCCGCGAGAGCGAGGACGAGAGGATAAGGAAAGAGATTATTGACATCGTTGAATCTTATCGTAGTAACTGCGTTTACGAGGGTACGCATCGGTTTGACGAATGCATCGCTTGGCTCGAAAAGCAGAAAAAACAAGTAACTGATGAATCCGACAAGATTGCGGCAGCATATCAACTTGGGATAAAGGACAAAGAACAGAAGTCTGTGGAAGGTCTGGACGAGGCGGCGGATGTGTCTGCAAAAATGAAATATCCTTACGAGGGCGGTATGAAGGGAGAGATTTGCGAATACTCAATCCCAATCTTCGTAGATGGTTTCAAGGCCGGAGCGGAATGGGCGATGAAACAAAAATAAAAGGAGCAGTCCCGAAAGACTGCCCACTCCGATAACTAATAAATGCTTCCAGGCGGCGGTATTAGTTAATGCAAAGATAAGAAAAATAATTGGTAATTACCTTGGATTATCGGAAACCGTTTACCGTACATATATCCGTATGATGGACGAAACCGGGACGCAGTTCTTCCGTTATGTGAATATCAATGTATCTACCGGGGCATACACTAACGACTCCGGATGGAAAAAGATTGTACCGGCTACCTAATCATTTTTTACCCTAATTGATTGAATTATGTGGATTAACGCAAAAGCAGAATTGCCCGAAAAGGAAGGATGGTATTTCGTATGCTCCAACGATATGGGAACACCAACCTCGCTTGGAATTTCGTATTGGGATGCCATCCTTGACAAGTGGCTTGATGTAGAAGGCGATGAGGACACGGGTATTGACTATTGGATGCCCGTCCCTCCTATCGTGGATTAAATCCGGCCCTAATTGATTGAGATATGTATAGAATCGAATCACGCTATCCGTGCTATTACGGGTGTATTCCCGTCACGGGATATTTCGTTCAACGATTGCAAGAAGGTTTTTTGTTTGACAAGTGGGTGGATATTAAAGGGTTTGATAGTTATAAGAAAGCAAAAGAACTTCTTGACATCTTGAAAGGTAGATAATTCCGGCCCTAATTCGCTGACTTATGACTTGGTTATTGTCGCGTATATTTCCGCATTATTGGGAAGTGAGTTCTTTCGGACAGACTCCCGTTTGGAAAACTCATTTCCTAACAAAGAAGGAAGCATACGAATATGCAAATACGCATAAGGGTTGCGTTGTGGATTATTACATCAACGCAAGACCGTGGTATTTGATAAGAGTGTCTAAAGAACACAAAGCATTTTATCCAATTCGCTGACTTATGAAAGAACTTGAAAGGGCGATACAAACCATCGTGGATTTAACGGAAGATGATGATTATATCTGCGGGATGATGCACGAGACTTCTTCCGGGTCGGAATGGTGCAGAATGAACTGCGGAGAACGGACTTCCCCGGACTTCGTATGTTGCAAGGAATGGATATTTAACCATTGGAAAAGTTAAACACTTTTTACCCTAACTATATGAGCAACGAAGAAAATGAACTTGCTTGTTCTGGAACGGGCTGTCGTTTCAGGTTGGTCTGTGAGCGCTATATCAAGTGGATGACATCAGACGAAGCTGACATCGCTGCATTAATTCCTTTGTATGATAAAGGAGATTGCCCGAATTTGATTCGAACAAAATTCTATGGCGGATAACATTATAAATGGCGGAATAATGGACAACAAACTCTTAAACAGGTTGACAAAGCAAGACATTGGCGAGATCGCGGATATGCTGAAATCCGTAGATTCACCTGAGATTGATTCAGAGAAAAGAAATTCGGAAGTATTGAAACAGTTGAGGAAATCGAACGAAGATTATAAGCCGTACTGTAAAGACAGATATAAGGTTCTTCTCGAAATCGCAGAGAAAGTAACCGAGCATCATTATCAGGATAACCGTCAATTCGGGAACGTTCTTATCAAATGCCTCGTGTCAAACCGGCTTCGTGACGAAGAATACACACTCAGTGAAATTGGCAGGGCGATGAACAAGCATCATTCAACTGTGATGTTCTACATTGACAAGATGAAGGATATGCTCTCATTGCCGTTGATGTATGCCAATGAAATCAGGATGCGAAATCTATTCAATATTGCAATTGAAGAACATGATGGACAGGAATAAGTTCTGGCGAACAGCTCTCGCAATTTCACTATGTATGATATTCCTCTGGCTTGGTTTCTGTTCCTGGAACTGGGCTTTCGAGCTTTCCGCAAAGACAAATCTGCCCGTAAAGGCATTTGATGTCATTGCGTGGTCACTTTGCTTTATGGGTTTCTTGTCTATCTGTATTGTGAACGAATGGAAAAGAAAGAACTGACGCTTGAAGAATCCATCTACACGCTGATGCGAAAGATGGACGGGAATACGAAACTTGTCGTTCCACTTCAACACTGGGCGCTGGTAAGAAATTACGCTGGACAGCTGCAAAGGGACTTCGATGCAAAGTACGAGGTACACAGGATGAAGACAAGGAATATGAAATACGACCTTATCTTGATAACACGAAGTCAATAACGCGCCTGTTGGCCTCATCTACTTTGCTTTGTTCGAACTTCACATAGATTAAGGTAGTCCTATTCCCAGCCGAATGCCCCAATGCCTGACTTATGACATCCAATGGTATTCCGGCTTCGTAGGCGAAGGTCGCCCAGCAGTGTCTGGCATAGTAGGTCGAGATTTCCGGGATGACTGGTGTGATAATCCTTTCCGGCTTCGGCGGAGCGAACAGGTCATCAGGGTCGGGAACCATCTCCCATCTGACGTCTCCGATTTCCTTCAGACGGTCATTCATCTCGTGGGCGAAGTTGCGGTAGTCCTTGCAATGGTCCATCGCCTCCAGCAGATAGTCCTTCCCTTCATATCTTTTCAGCAGTTCCTCGGCTTCCGGTTCTATCCTGATTGAGTAGCGTTTGTGTGTTTTTTCGCGTATGTATTCCAGCCTGCCACCACTAACCTGTTCCTTTTTAACCAACAGCAGGTCCTTGGAATTCATCCCGATCAGGTAGAACATCAGCTTGAAGTAATCACGGTAACGGTTATTCGCCGGTGTCGTTGGATAGTCGAGGAACTTCCTGAAAAGTTCTATCGGGACGCTCCGTTTCTTCGTCGGTTCCTGCTTGATGGAGAAGTTCCTGAAGGCATAGGACAGGTTGTACTGGTGTGAACCGTAGTTGCACACCGCACGAAGGGAACGGAGATAGATGGCGCGACCATTCACCCCCTGACTCTTCGACAAAAACTTTTCAAACTGATGAATCCATTTCAAATCTATGTTTTCCATCTTCAACGACTTGCCTCCGAACGCAAGAACCTTCGACAGGGTAGCACGATAGATATCCTTCGTTCCATCAGAGATATCCGTAGCAAGATATTCCGCAAACAGTTCTGACACCAGATGACTGGAGACCCTCGGTTTATTGGATGTGATATGCGCCTTGATATCGGAGGCGGACATCCGATCAAATCTTTCATCAAAAGAAAGCAAGGCAATAGCGCGGTCTATCTTTCCTTTCTTTTCCTGGAGGGCGGCGTTCTGGGTTTCAGAGCCAACGGTTTTAATCCTTTCTCCGTCCCACTCGTTTGGAGCGACACGGATACCGGTGGATACCGTAGTCATAGTACGGTTATGAAAGATATGGATAAGGATAGTACCCTTACCGTCAGCGGCTCTGCCCCGCATATCGAGGTAGAATTTTGTGCTTGCCATTTGATTCTCTTTTCGCAAAGAAAAACAATCTGCAATCAATCTGCAAGTTTTTCTGCAAACGGGCACAGAAGGCTGAAAGATTGACGAAAAATAAGAAAATCTTGGCAACCAAGTAACAAGATTGTTTCATTACCTGATTGCCAAGACATTACAAGGTGGAGATAGTCGGATTCGAACCGGCGACCCCATGCTTGCAAAGCATGAGATAAACGACAATAACAATTTAATAACCAAGCAGATACAAAATCTTTGGATTTATTCTGCAAATAAATCTGCAAAAATGAACTCAAGATTACAAGATGTTCGCGACAGCGCATTGAATTCAATCCGCCTGGCTCTGCGGAGCAACAACATTGAACTCATAGAGGCATATGACATTGAACCGGGTTCCAGTCCTATTATTCAGGAAGACCCGTTTGATAATAATAACACTTATACTCTGGACAGGATAATTCTTGACGGAGACACAATTTACTTCGACGGAAGTAATGCTGCCCAGAATTGCTCCTGGAACGATGAAAACATTCCGACTGATGCTTTGCTTGACATTGCCGAGTATCTGGATGATTACGCTGATGAAATCAGAGAATTTGCAAACGAAGAATAATATGGAACGAATAGTAATCATTGATCACGACGAACATATACTTTTCATCGAAGACCTTGACGAAGATGGACTCGAGAAGAAATACGGTGGTGAGGAAGAAGAATATATCAAGGACAATTACAATCTGGGTAAGAACTGGTCATGGGAATTCATTACAAGAATCGAGTATTATCCCTGCGACTACCAAGACCCAATTGAGCTTGAGCCTAAAGACTTATTATGAACTACGATCTGACAGATAAACAGCAGAGAAGGAAGTTCGTCAAATACGCGAACAGCCTTCTGAAGAACAAACGCACACTGGTTTCGTTGGAAGACAAGTCCAACCGCACTCTTTCCCAGAACTGTTACATCCATGTATTGTGCAGGATACTTGCACAGGACACAGGCGTAACGGAGTATTATGCCAAGCAGGTATATTTCAAGGAGCTGGCAAATGCTGATATCTTCGTTCATCCTACAAAGGATGCACTTACCGGAAAGATGATACGAACTGTTCGTAGCTCGGCTGATTTGTCCATCCAGGAAATGGCAAAGGCGATTACGAACTTCAGAAACTGGGCGTCGGAACAGGGATATTATCTTCCAGAGGCTACGCTTAATGACGATGGGACGATGACATTCAATGATGAACGAGACAAGGAAGCGTTCCGTCAGGCGGAGATTGAAACAAGCAAAGAAATAGGATTGTAATGAGTAAAACTAAAAAGCAATTACTGAAAATTGCAGAAGAGCTTGATTGGAATGTTCGTGATTACGGAGATACCGTTGAGTTTTCTAAGTATTCTGATTACGGACAGGATTACGATTTCTGCATCAATTCTCATAACCTTATTGATGAACTCGATTCGTATATAATGGGATTTGATATTTCAGAAGAAGCTTATAAATGGCTTGATGAAACAGGTCACGGAGCGAATGGCGCACCATATGAGATGATTGATGTTTACAAAGATATGGAGAATTGCAAGGAAATGATGGAAGAGCTTCTTTATGAATGGAAGGGCGAATAATGAAAAAGAAACAAAATAAAGGATATCATCACGACATCCTTTATTTCGATCACTAAAGGTTTTTACATGTTTAATGTGCCATTACAAAGATAACGATTAATCCGCATAAAACAAAAGGAGGATGTCATCACGACGTCCTCCTTTCAAACCTTAAACACCAAATCAATTATGAAGTAAAAACACCATAATAAAGATGGTGTGATTTATTACTTAAAATACATCAATAAGATGTTTAGTTGTTTGAAACAATTCATATATTTGCAGAAATCATTTAATATGAAACGAATTATATTTCTCTTGTTCTTTATCATTCCAATATTAGCTTATTCGCAGGAAGATACAATGCAGAAGCGTAAACAAGTTGGAACAAATGTAACGAAGGTAGAAGATCTTTATAAAATAGCCCGTGACCCATCCGTTACCGGATATAGTCGCGATTTGTCGCACGAAGCAGCGGAAGCTGGCTGGGGAACATCAAAGTGGGACAAGGGGGCATTTGACCCAGAAAAAGACTTGAAAGAAATGCGTCGCATTGAACGGGAAGATTATTCGGCCAATCAATTTAAGATTGTCGGTATGGTTGTAGGAATAGCAATATTAGTATGTATCATCGCCTATTTTGTCAGTAAAAATGAAAAGAAAAAGAAGAACTCCGATTGGAATTCTTCTTCTACTCTTGATTAGAACTGCAAGTCATTCTTGTAATAGTTTATCAGCGGTGTCGGATCGATGACGTGCTGAATCTGCTTGTAGAGCGACAGGATAGGGAGCTCGAAGATAATCTTCTCTGCCTTGGACTTGCCCTTGAAAGCGCCGGACTTAACTTTACTGGTATATGTTCCGGGCCACAGGAGATAAGGAATACGGAGAAGTCTTCTCATCGGCTCGATAGCCGCAATAGGACTGGATAGCGTATTGGTAATCTCCTTGAAAATAAGCGGGGAAGGAGCGACGGAACCCATTTCATTACGCAGGCGGAACATCTGGTAAACAGCCATACTATCAAACCATCCGCCGAAGTCTTCCTCATTCTTCTTCTTATCAGGACCGAACTTCGAATGAAGCATCAGGGCGAGGCAGATTCCCATTAGCGTTGAAATTTCAACAAGGGCACGGGACAGATTCGATTTCTCGTAATCAGTCATCTTGGACTTGTTGAGCTGCATATTTGCGAAAGTCTGTTTTACCCGCTGAATGACATTCATCGCGACACGGGCGCCTTCTTCATCGGTAAGTGTTTCCCTGAAGGATTCGCCGACCCAGTTCGCAACAGTCCTCCAATAGCCTTCACCTTCCTGACCCGTAAGCGGGTTGTAACCAGCTTTGCCATATCTACGGACAATAGCCGGATGCATCCATTTACGGTACATCATCACAAGCGAACCGAAAGCGTATTGCTGGATTGCGCTCTTATCGTCGGAGTTGTATATACCCTGCAAACGGAAGTTCGTTCCGATGACGAGCTTGGCGAATTTTTCCTCCGCCTGCTTGTCGATGGGAGAACCATCAGCCATCACATATCCGTCCTTGATTTGGAGATAAGCTCCGGTATTATCCGGACCGGAATACTTAACTTCAAAAGCATCCCAGAGGTTTGTGTTCTTCCAATTGCCATTGGCATCCTTATACTTCACTCCGGTATTCTTCGCAATGGCCAGAGCCGTAGTAAGGGCAAGGAAGTCTTCACCCATATTCAATCCTGCGAACATAAGGTTCGTATTGAATGTTCTGGATGCGCGGCTCTTGGTAAATGACTTGTTTACCTTACCGTTGTTCTGATGAAGATCGTAGCGTTCCGCGAACAGAGAAAGCTTATCACGAGATTCCAAAGCCCCAGTTTCAAGGATTCGCCTTCCGCTATGCTTCATATATTCCTTCGTAGCCCAAGCGAAATTGGCAGCAGTGAAAGCGCCCTTACCTGCGGTTTCAACTGCGATGTTCATCATACCGGCTCCGACATTGGAAAGACGCTGTTGCAGGTTGAAGGCCATCTGTGAGTAAGATGCAGCGGCATTCACCGCATTGGAAACCTTTCGTGCGGATACCCTTGTTCCAAGGAGGCCACCCTCCTGCTTCTCAAGCTTTCCGTACAGATGCATCTGGAAGAAATCATCAAGAGCCTTCTGGATGTTCGTGTGCATCTGCTTCTTGGTGAACGGTTCGTCGTAAGACAAATCATCTTCGGTATTCCCGGTCTTGACGCGCTCAACGAGTTTTTGCCATCCGGACTTCTGCTGAATTTCGCGGTTCATAGACATATACCGAGCGTTCTCAAGCATTGCGAGGACCTGATTAAGCTCGTCATATTCATAACCCATCGAAGCATAAGCGATGATTGACATTGCCACATCATCGGTCATATCATCCCAGCTCTCGTTCTTACCCTTACTGACGTACTTGATAGGAAGATTATCAATCTTATTTCCCTGGAAGTCAACTTGGACGGAACGCTCTTCCTTATCGGCTTCTTCGGAGTTATCGAGGAAAGCGTTCTTGACGTTTTCGCCGAAAGCGTCGAGTTTTCCGTGAATTCCATCAGCGCCCTTAATCCTGTCAAAACCGAACTTACGAAGGGCCACAATACGATATTCGCTTTTGATGAGTGCAGGAGGCAGACAATCGTCGATATCCTGCTTGATAGCAATCATCTCCTTATAGAAATCGTACTGGGGTTTGGAGAGAGTGAGTTTCGCTTTTTCGTTCGAGATGTAATCTCCGGTACGATGCATCTTGCCATCTTCGCCCTTCTCCATCTCGAACATGAAGCTCTGGTCCTTCGAACCGGTTTCACGAACGAGCTTATCAAAAGCAACAACAACACGACGGTGAGCTTCGGCTGCTCTCTGGCGACCATTAATCTTCGCTTTTCTCGTTACATCATCAAAGGCGGCGAGGACATAATCACCGCAATCAGCGATAGAACTCAGCAGACGGGTAGCAAGACTGATATCACGGTCTCCGTGGCGAGCCATTTCTTCGATGGTCAACACCTTTCCGCGATCCTTACCAAGGGTACGGGTAATCCCGTGTTCTCCATAGACATTGGCAAGCATCCGTTCGAAGAAACGCATACCGAGGCGTTCGTACTTCGTCATAAACTTATCCATCTCGTCCTTCACATCTTTCTGGATGGAAGTAAGCTGACCGGAAGGAATGATTTCTCCACTTTCGGTAGCGTCATTGATAAGTTTCATCACGCTGGCGTAGCTGTACAGCGTGTCGCGGACCTTATTCAGTTCACGGCAGATGGTATTCACCTTGTCTCCGTACATCACCTTGTTATCCAGCGAAGCCTCAGTATCCTTGAGGAACTGCAAGGAGTTCTTCAGGTAATCGACAAGCGCGGATTCAACCTTATGATTCTTGATTGCGTCTTCGAGAATGGAAATCTGCTTCTCGGTAGCAATCATCGCTGCGCTTTTCTGGTCATTATTGATAGGACCGGCACGCTTCTTCAATAGCGCGAGGCGCTTGCTTTCGCGTTTCAGGATATCGTTCAAGAGTCCCTGTTTCTCATTCAGATTCTTCTGAACTTGAGCGAACGAATCGGAACGGGAAATATTCTCGAGGCTCATATCATCGAGAAGCCTTCCAGACATGATATCTCGTGCGAGTTTGGAAGACAGCTGATTGGCATCCATAATCGCATCAAAAACCTGCCAGGAACCAATCCTGCGGAGGAAGTTCTTGATAGCGTCAATGATACGCTTGATAAGCGGGCGCGTCTCAGGAGTTTCAATTCTCTGTTCACGAAGGAGGGTTTTGGCAAGGAGTTTACCGGCAGCTTCAAGACGAAGTTTCTCTGCGTCATCCTTATACAGCTCCTTATATTCCTCATACTGGCCTTCGAAGGCTTCCTTCATTGCCCGTTCGTTTCTCTCGAGTTCGTTGAGGAGACGACGAACGAGTTCGTGATCGTGACCAAGCATCTCCAAGGCAAGGTGAGCGAATTCTTCGGGCAATGCTTCTTCACCCTTGTATCCTTCAGCAAGACGGATAAGTTCACGAAGTCCGTGAGCATTGATTTGTGTCAGCTTGCTGAAATCCGTAATACCTTGAGCAGCAAGACGGGCATCCGCTTCTGTGAGTGAACCGATTGCAACACCAAGTCGAGGAAGAATTTCTTCGCGGAGTTTCTTGTTCAACGCGACATAAGCCTTCTGTTCACGGGACTGACGGACCGTATCAGGAGTCCAATTTGCGGTTTTAGTAACAACGTGTTTGTTACCGTTCTCGTCAATTTCGATTCGGGTAAGATAAAGAAGCTCGCCTTCTTCCGCTTCCATCGGGGTAAACAACGATTTACTCTGCGTTTCAGCCTGAGGAGTTTCTCCACGGGCGCGACTATTAAGAACGGCATCGATACCACGAGAAGACTCCATAGCGGCTTCCGTAGTAGTAGGCTTCTGTTCATCTTTCTTCGCAAGTGCGGCGTCATTCTTTTTCGCATTGATTTCAGACTGTGCCGCGTACTGGTCAAAGACATCAGCCCACTCCTTGACTTCCGTTCCGTAGTGTTTGACGGGTTTCTGATAATCATCCTCGGTAAGAGAATCTGCGATTGCAGCTCTTTCTTCCTCTGTCATCTGGTCTCCGCTGATATCGGAAGCATCGGAGTTCTTGATGTTCGAAGTGCCAAAATCTCCCCAAGCGGAATCGAGACCAGCCTGATGCGGGATAATATTATTGAAGTCATTATCCGGCTCATACTGGACAGTTACCTGATTGCGCTTTGTCCGGTGTCCAGTCTTCGGAACCTCAACGAGGTCATTCAAAGTCTGATCGTCATTCAGAACAGGATAGAAGACTTTCTTCTCGGATTTACCCTTGACCGTGAACATTACATGGTCAGTGATATTTCCGAATTTCTTCTTAGCCTCGGCGTCTTTCTTCTCGTTAAGAAGCTTAATCTTCGAATCGAACTTCTTATTCAAGATTTCGCGAATATAGTTCGGAAGCTCATCAACGGTGAATTCACGAACAAGACGCTGGTCGCCCCAGTGATTGGCGTGAAGCTGTAAGAAGAAGTTCGTCCCGTCCTTTGCAGTGTCCGTAAATTGAGCGTTGTCACGCATCGCATTAAGCGCATCAAGATAACCGGGAACCTGCTCAAGAACGGTATAAGGAGCGAAGTGTGCGAATTCGTACATTCCGTACCCGAAACCGCTGGTGAAAGCATTATACTTGAACAGATCGATGGCCATCTTTCGGATTTCTTCGAACGGAGAAACCGACATCATCGCCCAGTCATAGGTAATCTTTTCGCCGAAGTTATCCATCGTGACACCGCCTTTCTGGAAGAACAGGC